ATCGCCGGATTATCGACCGCGCCGGATGCCCCAAAGTTTTGTTGGTAGCCCGTTCCGAAAACCATCGACGCGGCTATCCACAGGTCAGGAAAATACCACGATAGGAGCGTCGTCACATTCGTCGTTGAGAGCGCTGGCGGACGAATCGTCCCCACCACTTCCGCCTGATAAGCCTGATCCGGCCATGGCCCGACGATGTAAGCATTCTGCGTTGTTGGTGCGAAGTATGCCGGCACACCCGACCCGACAGAACTTGGAAACAGCGCGTCGATAAACGACCGCGACGCGGGAGTGAGATAATTATGAGTCCCTAGATCGGGATTGGACACACCGGCAGGGGTGATAGCATAGATCGAATCCACCACATAGAACGTGCCTTGCGCGGACGGCAGATTGAACGTGCGCGTATTTGTCGTGAAGGTGATGGACGAGTCCCGCACGGTTGTATTGAGTAATTGCAGTTCGCGATAAAGCCTCTGCTCCGCGTCGTCGATGATATTTGGAAGAGCCAACTGGAATCCGGAATCACTCGCTGGCACCACGAGAAGGTTGGAGAGTGAATTTACGAATTGGGTGTAGTTGAGCATCTAAAGTGCCGTTCGATAGCCATAGATCAACATATCTCCCGTCATCGTTCCCGAGGAAAGTTGAATTTTTAATCCAGTAACTGCAACGTTTGTTGTGCCGTTCCAAACCCCACCAATATTATTTCCCGACTCGATTGCCCCAGCACTATTGAAATAAACATTCATTCGTGCGTAAAGATATTTGAACGAAGCAGTTGAATTGACATTGGGAATAGAGAATTGCGCACTATAGCCGTAGCCGGCGGTGGTGGCAATATTTGTAAGACCCCCTCCAATCAAATCCATGTAAGTGGTCGCGCCTCCCGCGGAATTCACATAAGTTGCGGTCTGAAAGGCTCCTGCAAGTTGGAATAGACCTTGCACACTGACACTGCTGGTGTTTGGAAGAATGTTATCGACTATAACCAGATAGCTATTGTATGCAGCACTAAAACTCGATGTGTCCTGCATCGAGATACTGCCGTTGGCTTGCACAACATTTAACAGTGTAAGACCCTGTTCGGTAATCCCCGCAACTTGACTTCCGGTCAGATCAATTGGCGCACCCAAGGCATTCGTATTATTGCCCTTGAGCGTGCTGGCGTTCATCTGCGCCAGCGCGGAATTGGTTAGTCCCGCGTCGGAGAGGCCACCCGTTGAAGTCGTGCCAGCGGACATACCGACAGGCCAGGATACCCCACTGTCGCCAGTGATAATTCCACCATCCCTCACCAGAAATTGCTGACCACTGAGCCCCGTTGTGTTCCCGGTAAAGCTCAGATTTGTCACGTCAAGCAATGCACCTATGTTGATATTAGCAAAAATACCAATATTAGACGTACCCACGACGTTGATCGGGGAGTTTGCGGCAACGTTGGCCCGTCGTAGTAATTGTAAAAATTGGCCGCAACCGCCGCTAATGGTGTTTCCCGGTAAAACATTTATCTTCGCTCCAACATCGCCCTTTATAGCAACACCGGACCCATTCGCGCCGAAATTATTGTTCCTAATATCTACAATGCAATATTGCCCGGAACCAATAAACGTTGCGCTACCTGTACCTGCACAACTGAACCCAAATCCATTAACAGTTACCGATTGATAATCAGTTAAACTTATGGCGGTGGCCCCGTTGGTCAATTGCCACTGACAATTGCTTGCGGTGGAAGTATTCCCCAAAAAGTTCAAAGACGATACACCCGGAGGCATCGCTCCATTAAAAAGAAGCTGTTCAACAATTGCAGTCGAAGTAACTGGCGGCATTTGAATATTGACGACGCCGCCATATTGTGCGCCAGCCATTGTTTGCAGCACGCTTATAGCATTTTGCGCGGTTACAAAACATCCGTTTGTTCCTTGAGCGCCAAGCCCATCGTTGGCCACGCTGTTCGTACCATTCACATTATCGACGTTGAAAGTTGTGTTATTTGGAATAACCCATTGCTGTGTATTAGGTGATAGTTTCCAATTATTATTGTCATTGAAAATCTGCACGGTCTGCAACGGCCATAATATAAACGTTGCTACGCCGTTCGGGGCAATTGCCCAGCCGCGCGTGGTACTTTCGTTATAGACAGTCGTTATAAAACTCGATGTATAATTACTCGCAGCGGTAAGGGACAGAACAAACGGCAATCCGGTCGAAGCAACACTCAAGCCGATAAGTTTATTTATATCCGTCGTAGCGACAGTGTACGAAGACGCTACTGCGTTTCGGACCAGCCCTGGCAGGTCCAAAGGTACCAGCGCGCGAAACGCAGGGGCAGCGGTCGCCACCCCAGACGCCGGCCCCGCAAGCACTGTGTTCGGGCTCTGCGCAGCAAAATCCGCCGTGGTGAACGCCGCCCATGCCGGCGGGGACGTGCTGCCCTGACTCGTGAGAAGAAGATTTGCCGTGGTCGCAGGAACAAAACTCACCGCCGCCGTCCCGTTGCCGAGCAGCAAGCCAGTGCCGAGGACAGATGTGTTCGTTCCACCTTTCGGCACTGTGAGAATCGTCGTGGACAGTCCCGCCAATTGATTGGCGAGTAGTTGCGTCGTGATATTGTAATTTACCCCCAGCGACGCATTTCCTGGAGACACAACTTCAAACAATTCGCCGCCGGTAAACGATCCGGTAAAGTTTTGCAGCGTCGTGAGACGCCCATCGCTCGGATATGTTGGAGGGTTCGCCATTACGAGGTCGGCGCCTGCATATAAATCGTCGAGGTTTCCAGCGAACGCGACATCATCGGAGGATTTCTCCCCGTTGTCGTGGTTTCCAAGTAGCGCGGTAAAGCGTTATTTCCACCGGGCTCGGTAGAAGACTCCATCATGCGTTCCCATACCTCGTCGATCGGATAGGGTTCGGGGCGCGCGTTGGGGATTGAGACCGGATCGGGAGGGAGGATGATGCTACCGAGTTGGCGGTTCGGAATGTCCAACTGATCCGGAAAGCACAGTATTCGCTTATTGATAAGTTTTGTGCCAGCCCATTCGTATTGCCAGCACAGGTCTTTTTGATTGCCGACGAAGCCCGATTTGTCATCTGTCGCCCAGGCGTCGGGTGATGTTGCATTCGTTCTGGCGCGTCGTGGGTGAGGGCGCATGGTCAATTCCTATAATACGAACTGAGGCTCGGCGCCAGAACGAGCGGTACGTTTTCGGTGTCTTGCGTGGCCGCTATTCTCCACGCATCCTCCGCGTCGGCTTTGCGAATCGGCTCAAGTGTCGGCGCGTAAATCCGTGAAAGCCTATGAGCCATTCCGGCTACGATTGCGTCGAACCACCTGTAGGGAACGTTCGGCGTTTCCCCCGCCGGTAAGTTTGCATCCTGAATCTGCAAACACGAAAAGTAGTCGAACGTGTAAGGCCCATTCGAATCCGGCACGGGATAGAACGTAATGGTCGGAGCAATCACGCGATCAAACCAATAGACCGAAGCGGGGCCAGGTGTTTGCTGATTAGCGTAGCTAAGATATTCCGTGCGCGAGATCGGCGTGATGTAGCGACGCGATTCCTGCGCAGTGCCAAAGTTCAAAACAATCGAAGCGTCCAAGATCATGATCGTCTGCGCCGGGATAGAATATGTCGCCGTGCCGGGCACCAGCACGGTTTGCGTGCGAATCACGGTCCACAAATTGGGGGTAAAATTCGACCAACCAGAGAAAAGAAAGTTCAATTCACGCCGCGCCGACGCCATGTGCTCTTGGCGCAACTCCGGCGCGCGAATCTGCACGCGCTCGTAAGCGGCAAGCACAAGCTCACCGTTCGAGGGAGAAAACCCGTAGGTGCCACTCGAAGCCATCACGGATAATCCGTACTCTGATTCGCCGTCGTCATGTTATTCAAGGTCCAGTTATTCCCCTCACCCGACCCATCGGCCCCAAGCGTAACTGTTGAAGCACCATTTGAGAATGACAGAAAAAAGTCGAACGTACCACTATACGTTCCGGTATAGCTGATGGGAAGTCCAGGCGTTCCACTGATAAAAGAAGTTGGGGTGAGTTGCTGTCCGTCGATATAATAGACCTGCGCCAGCTTGCCGTTGAAGAAATTGGCTGGCGTAAAGTTCGCGCCAATGAAAAACGTCGATGCGCTATTGTTGCCAAAGTTTGTGTTCTGCGCCGGATATGTGGCTGTGCTAAAAGCAGCCACCAGCGTGCCATCAAAAAAAAGTTGCACGCTGTTGGCTGCGGTGACCTGCGTGGTGTCCACAGCAATAAGGAAGTGATGCCAATTAGACGTGTCTGTAAAAGTGGCGGTCGTACTCAGCGTCGATACAGTTGAGCCGCCGACAGTGCCAGAAATTATCAGCACATTACCGGCTGTAAAGCGTGCCGAGAATATGTTATTGGTGCCGTCCCCAAAGGACAGAAATTGCTGAACATTGCCTATACTTGCTCGCTTTATCCAGAGCGAGAATGTGAATTTTTGTTGGCTGGCCGTCACCTTACCTGTGTTGGTTAGATATTGCGACGACGCTGACGTGAAGATCAGCGAATTACCAGTCACCACCGGAGGACTAGACGAACTTGTCGATGTATTCGATCCCGTAGGAACCCCATTGGCGGGACTGAACGGCCCCCCGATTGCCGCCGTGTTTGTACCGTTCGGATCGGTCATCGCCGCCGCCGAGCTTGCATCACTCCGTAGACAGCCGCCGTGGATGTTGCAAAGGCAAAAGACCCATTAAGAAACGCTGTCCCAGAGGCCGCTAAGCTCACCCTGGCAGGCCCCACATTCACTGCGGTGTCAGCTATGCCGGTAAGCCCAGCACCCAACCCAACCTGCGTCTGCGCCCCGGAGACAAGCCCTGGAAGGGCGGTATTCGAAGCTGTACTGATGCCAACAGTGAGCGATGTGAACACCGTGATCGCGGCCCCTGCGTGAACAACACCCGAACCCCAAACATCCCAATCGCCTGCCGTGAGAGGGAGTGCCAGAATTGAGGTTGCCGTTCCAGTCGCAAGCACGATAGCCGATCCTGACGCCAGCGAAATACTCGTAAATTCTCCGATATTCCCTGCGGACGCCGCGTCGTTTGTCGCGCTGCCAGGTATCTGCCCAGCCAAGGCAGTTCCGGCAGGCCCAATAGCGACGCCATTGCTCTTGGCAACAGTCGGATTTGGAAACGTCCCCGACAAATCTCCACCAGCCGCACCAGCCGCCCCGCCTGCATTTCCTGAGTTGTTGCCTCCCGGATCAGCCATTACGGACTCCCAAGTCCGGATTGAATCCCGGTAGCGCGCACCGATCCCGTGCCAGCGAGAATTTGCAAACGCCACGCGGTCAGAGGATCGTTGGAGGCCCCATCGATCGACGCCGTTGCATTCACGATTGTCGGATGGTTGAACGGTTGCGGATAGAATACGCCAGCAGGCAGATTATTTGGATCATCATAGGTGTACTGGATAGAGAATGTAGCCGCGCCGGACGCGAGAACACAGCTATACGCAATATTTGAAGGCGTCGTATACCAATTCACGATATTCCAGAGAGACGATCCCACACCATTCACGCCAACCGATACCGTAGCCGCGGTACTCGCAACGGTCTGCGCGACCGACGAATTGGAGGGCGTAACCGAAGCGACGGTCAGATAATCGAGATTGGATTGAATCGAAGTTGCATTCGCGCCACCAAGATATTCCGCAGCGCCAAACCCAGCTTGATTGGTTCCGATGATATGAAAATAAATCGCGGAATCATTACCGCTCGATGTGACAAGAACCCGCCGCTGCCAGACGCCAGGCACCAGAGTTGTTGCGAGCAATAGTGCACTCGTCGTCGCCGCCGCAGCGTTGATAAGGCTTGTCGCGTTGCCGGCAACGAGATTGTAATTATTGACGACGACCGGCTGCATCCTCGCGCCCTTCTAGTGTTTGCGCGGCGCTCGATCCATACGGTGCCTGACCGCGCCGCCGTCCATTTTCATCCGCGATTCGTCGTGCTGTTTGATGCCGGGAAATTTTTTATGCACTTTGGCGCGAATTTTTGCTTTTAGTCCAGGTCCGGCGTTGCCACTCGCACGAGCCAAGGCGTTACGAGCGTGACTCAGATTATTCACCGGATAAGACCTTCCCGGCCCCGCAAAATCAGAAGCTGGCAGCGAGTTTCGTTTCTTTGCTGTCAGCTTCATCTTCTTTCACTCTCGGCAGAATGGTGACCGAGTCCGGTCTCACAGCCCAAAGGACGCCTCGTGACTAATCCGGCATTCCGCCTTCTTCCTCCGCAGGAGCCGACCCAGCCTTCGCATGAGAATGAGCACTCGACAGCGGAGACCTATCCGCTCCCACAGCCCCACCACGCTTGCGACCAGGACGATCCAGCCGAGGTTTCACACCACCGCCAGTCATGAGCCCAATGACCTTACCACCGTTCTTTTTCTTGGCACGACCGCCGCGCTTTCTTTCATCTCCCTTGGCGTATTCTTCTTTGCCTTCGGCCTCCTTGATCACATCCGGATTCCCAGATGCAACCAAACCAGTGCGGCCACCTTTGGCGCGCTGTAAACGAGATTTTCCGCTCATGATAACGGCCTCCTATCAAGTCGTGGATTGTGCGACGCCGAACATCGGCACCGTATTGTTGGGAGTCCCGAACACAACGTTCCAAATTCCAAGATTCTGGATCAGCGCAAGCCGCGACGTTCCATTAGCAGACAGGGTGCCAGTAACAGCCGAACCTTTGCCGGCAGCACCAACCTGAATCGTACCCCGAACGTCACCAGTCGTATTGGTAGCAGGGACCGCAGTCGCACAAGCCGTGAATCCGGTAGAATTTGCCGAAGCAGTACCCGCCCAGAAACTATTGGTTTGTTCCCATTCATCGGCACGGAACGGAAATCCGAACGTATCACCGATACCGACAGCGTAGGAATTTCCACCCGTCGAAGCACTCTGCGGCGTGACAGAGGCAATATACTTGAACGCCTTCTGTCCATATGCCGTGGTCGCGGAAGTCGTGGCCGGAACCGAGATAAGCTCAGTCATGGGCGCGCGCCACACGTCGTAACCCGACACAAGGAACGTCACGACCGTCGCAACACCACCCGTCGCGAGCGTAACCGAAACGTTCCGCGCCAAGGTCTCGGCGGAATTATGCACCCTCAACAGCCCAGCTTGGATATTCGGACTGTGATAAGTCGCCGCAACCGCCGATGGCCCAAACTGCGTCGCAGGCGGATACAATCCCGCACCGAAGATATTGGCCTGCCCAATCGGCGCCGAAGAGGAAGCGGCAGGCGGAAGCGGAGCAACTGTGATCGTCGTGGTATTCGACGTCCCGATCGACTGAACCTGCGTGAAGAAACTCGCTTGGTTCGCCGCTCCAGCGCCGCCAATGCAAATCCACTGACCTTGCGTGAATTTGGTCGAATCGTAAACCGCAACCGTCGAAGAATTTGCCGTCGTGGTCCCGGTAGAAAACCCAAAATCCAACGCAATCACGTTGACGATAGTCGTGGTCCCTTGAGGAAGAATCGGAACACCAACCGCGATAAACGGAGAACCCGCGTTCGGATTCGAGACCTGAGTCGTCGCCAATGGCATCGCAACCAAGCTCGTCTGTACAGCCGAAGCCGCAAGACAGGTCGCGTTCGTAGCTTGCGGCTTGTTATCACATGCCCAAAAATCCGGATTGGCGAGAAAGGCTGGCGCCCGGCCTGGACTCGTACCATCCTTCGCAAAGGGTGCCGAACGCGGATCGAGCATCGCTATTGTCTGATAGAAGCCGCTGGGCCCGTCAAAAGGCTCAATCGTCGCGGCGGTGCCCGCTTCGACTTCAAGAGAACCTATCGCGTTCAGGGGGCCTCGGAAGTTGGTTTCAGCCATCGGATTCTCCGAAGCCTCGTTGTGTTGCGCTGTTCAATTATGAAGTTGGAAATTCGCCCCAGGCTGCCCGAGGATCATTATAGCCAAAACTGTAACGTTCATAGGCCTTGACGAGAAGATTGTCGGTCACATTATCAACCCACATATCGCTCTCGTAAGGAATCCGGAGCATGTGAATCAGCCCCTCAATATTCGTCGTGAGGAACCACGCAAAATTGGACGTAAGGAAGTCCAACACAATGAACCCCTCCGGCAGACCGCCCGACAATGTCAGGATGGCATTCACATCGTTGTCGGCGGTGCCGGGGCGCAATTCCGTCTTGGTGAGGCGGATCGCGATGGGTTCGAGGTTCGGTGGAACGACAAGGCGCCTTGCACGAGATAGAATACGCAGGCCGCGTTCGTTGACGAACTGCGTTCTGACATTCGTCATATCGGCAAGCAGCGTCGATTCGTTCAAGCTCTTGGGCGTAGTTGAAGTATTGGCCCACGTGCCACCGTCGTAGGGATGCAACGCAGAGAACAAAGCCTGGCCATCACCGATGATGGAATTCTGGTACGTGGTACCAAGATTGAGAATGTTGGCGCCCTGTATTTCCTTGAACTGCGCGAAGGCTTCTTGCAGTTTCAGATTCGTTGGGTTGAATTGCGCCTTGTAAAGATTGTCGTCGATGGCTTTGCGGGTGATGGCGTAGCCGAGCGCGACTTCCAGATGCACGAATGCCCAAGTAAATCTTTCACCAGCGTTGTTGTCGAACTGAGTCGCTGCGCCCTCGTCTTTCAGATACGGCAGAGCTACAAAGGCCATCTGCGTGGAGCGTTCGACCGCCATGTTCGATTTGTGCGTGGTGAAGACCTTGTCCCACTGTCGCGGGATCATGTCATAGGAACCCCTGACATCGAACAGGCCAGGCAGGAGTTCGGAGCGGATATTAGCAAGTGCGACGGGCATTTATCTGCTCCTTATGAGATAACGACCCAAAGGGTCTTTGACATTTTTCGGAATGAAACGGGTTTGTTTGATCCGACTCCGACTGCACATGCGCTGGAGTTTTTGCCGTCGTTGACCGGGAGCGTTCCGATTCGCTCGTCTTTGTTCGGAAACACCGCGACATCCGGACCAGTTGAGGCCGGGTCGCGATGAACTTCGACGACCGAAAGATCGGCCGCGTCTTTTGGTAGCTTGACACCATTCCACCGATGCACCCTCACCGAACCAGTCGTCTTGACCATGACGACAGTGAGGTCGCCTGTTGCGACGATTTGTTCCTTGCCGGGTGGGATGGTTTTGCCGTCAGCGACAGGGATTTCCGATGTCGGAGTTTCCAGAGGCTCAACGATCAAATAAGCCGCCTTTGGTTTTGTTGGTTCGACAGGAGCAGGGGGAGTAATCGGCGCCGATGGAACAGCCGGAGGCGCTGTCGGTTGCGAAAAAATCGACGGGGTGGCCGGAGTAACGACAGGCCCGACGGTTCCCGGCGCAGGAGGGGACGGCGGTGCGAGCGGGTCAACGATTGGATCAGCCATTGTCGTTCCCCTTAGTTGCCGACGTTGCTGCGGTGAATCTGGAAGTTGAAGCCGACGATGGCCCAGTTGTATGGGGTGGTCGGATCGGAACCGTTTCCGACGCCGGGGTAGAGTCCGAGGATTCGGAATGGAAGGAAAGACGCCGTTGTGCCCGTCGTCGTTGCGGTCGATTGATCGATGGTCGCGACCGCGAAGCCGCCGCCGACCGTGGCGCAGGCGCCGGTCGTGAAGTTGATGACGTTGCCGATGTTGGTGGACACGATTGCGGTATTAAGCGCAGCTACAAGGAATTTGGCGTTCGGCGCGTCGATGACGTAGGCCGTGGCGTTCTGGGCCGTATTGCCGGGATAGTACGGCGACCACTGCGGGGCGCCTCCACCTGACGGGATATATTCGCAGCCCTGGAATATGCCGATAAGCGGAGTGGTAGTTGAAAGGGCACCCGTGGCCTGGACGATGAAGGCCGAGGTAGCGTTTGCGGCAATAACAGCATCACCAAAACCAATCGTCGAAGCGTTCGTGGATTGGATGGCATAGCTGGAAAGTTGATAATCGGGAGCACCCCCGGACAGATAGCCCTGGTGCTTGAAACCAAATGTCGCTTGCGTGTTTGCCACGGCAGGACTCCGAGCGGGGTTTTTGACCCGACCCGGCAGGCGCTGCCAGAGTGTGGGAGGGTGGAACCAAACCGGCGCGGCTTGGTCAGATGGAGAGGGTCAATCCCCCGGCGCGGGGGAAGCCTCTTTGAATGTCTCGTATGTTGAATCTATTTTTTGAAAGCCGTCAAGAGATTCTTTTTGAGGAAGGTGTGGACAAGTGTTTGGGTCACGAGAGGGCCTTCGTGGGATTGGCGCCGGACTCGGTCACCCATCGTCGTTTACCAGAAAAACGGATGTGGTGGCGGCCAGATCAGCGACGTTATCCAAGTCAGTAAACAGGCCAAAACGACGCCGGCGCCGATGACGCCAATGAGCGGCCAGTTTATCCTAACCGTGGACAACGGGACCAAATACCTGCCAGCCGAGCAGTCCAAACAAAACGAACTCGATGACGCCGCCGCCGGCCATGTGTGCGGCGTACTGACCGCCCATGCCGCCGAAATTAACGCCGGCCCAAATCAAAACGCAGATGACCCATATAACCCAAAAAAGTAAACCGCGTGACATGACCAAATCTCCTAATGCTAAGGGGCAACGCGCCACACCCAATCTTGTTCCATCCACAAACTGACGTATGTCGCACGAAAGAATTGAGCCCGGCGCCAGCAGGCGCCGTTTCGGTATCTGGTGCGGCGGTCTGACATCATCCTCTCCATGGCCAAGCCGAACCGCAAAGTTTTTCAACGGCTTCTTTAGGCGTAGGCAGACTATCGGCGCAAATGCCATCCCACACTTTCGTCTTGCCGTTCGGAGCACCCATGTGGGTGCCGCTTATATCGTGGGTAAAGCCGCAGTATTTGCAGACCCATCGCCGCTCTGTCGCATAGCGCGCGCCAGTCTTGGCCAAGAGCGCAAAGAATTTTTTGGTTTTTTCGTTCGGCAGACAATCGCTCAGCAAATCGCACCATCCACCATGTGGTTTCCATGTCCCGACTGCTTCACAGTTCGGGCACCTTAGGCGGTCACGCAGCCCCACCAACATCAAAGTATCGAAACACTGATGGAGGATGCTATCGCAAATCGACCAATTACGAGCGATTGGGTGACCGCACTGAGACTGAGTACGCGCGAGAAGACGATGACCCATCATGCCATCTGCCTTTGCTGCTGCGGCCAATGTCTTTCCGCAGGAACGCCGACGACTGTTTGACCGGGCGGAACGTCTTTCGTCACTACAGCCCCAGCGCCGACCGTAGCACCTTCGCCGATCGTCGATTTCATGACGGTGGAATGGCCGCCGATAATCGCATAGTCCTTCACGGTCACTTCGCCCATCAGCGAAGCTCCAGCCATGATCGTCACACCGTTTCCAATTTCACTTTGATGCTCCACCGAGCTTGTGGCGTGCATCATGCACCAATCGCCTATCGTCACTTCGTCGCCGACGTTCACGTTCGTCAGAATTTGCGCGCCGCGGCCGATTTTTGTTTCTTCGCCGATATGGGCGGTTTGGTGGATGACGGAAACGGGTTCTAACCCTAACCGAACCAGTTGCTCAGAGAGTTCGGCGCGGCGCTTGCCGTTTGACCCTATGGCGACAATAAAATGAGAACACGACTGCTTGGCGGCGGTGATGGCATTATCCAATTCATAAAATAAGAAACAATTTAACCACGGCGCTTCGGTTGTTTTATCGGCGTCGTAAACTACGGGAAATTCGTGCAGAACTCCGACGTGCGGTTCGGCCATGATGATTCGGCGCAGAATGCGAGCGTGGCATTTGGCACCTACTGTGAATATTTTCATCGCTTGGCAAGCCTCTCTAAGGCCACCTTAAATTCCTCGGCGGTTTGTTTGAGGATTTCGAGAGATTTTTTGCTGATTGTCATATTTTCACCGGCTGCGCGAAAGTCTTTTCAGTTCCTTTTGGATCAACAATACAGACCTCCACGTCGTTTCCCACTTTTCCGACAACAAGTTTCCAATCATCGTCGCTGCGGCGAACCATGGTCTTGCCTACGGAATGCCATTTCTTCCCCTCGAAGCGCGCGGCTTGATACTTCAAACTGGACTTTTGTCGAAGGGCAAAATAACTTTCTATCAGTTCCTTTTGGCGTTCGCTGAACTGGCTCATACAGCCCTCAACGCTTCCACCCACGCCGCAAGTTCATTCTCCTGCGGCGCCCATGGCGGAATCTCCATATTATGTCCAGGCACGAACGGGCCGTTGGTGGTTTCGTGAACCACGACCACGTCATCAAGCGGAATCACGGTATGCCAGATTGGTGCGGCCATGCGGAAGACTATCGGCGCCTGCGGTCCCCATTTTGTTTGAAGGGGATCGCGGCCAAGCGTTACTCGCCGCGTGGGACTGCCGGCATCATCGAAGCAAATCACAACGACACGCCCTCGAATCACGTGCATCGACTCGCTCTTACCCACATGCCGATGCGGCATGTTCAGCGAATCCTTGCGGAAAGCGATGATCATTTCGTGCAACAGATCATCGTCCGAATTGTGCAAGTTGAGCCTAGCGCGGCGCTTGGGCTCTGTGCCCGCAGCTTCAATGAGCATGTCGATTGTAGCGTCGTCCACTTCGATGAGCGGGCCGATGTTGCGAAATACGGCAGTCATCGGCGGTCCCGTTCATAATCATTCGTCAGAACAAACCACCAACACAATCCAACTCCGAAAAACGCCAACACAAAGAGAACGGTAAGTCCAAACGCATTGCCGCATGGCAACTGAAATGCAGACGAGAGTTGTTCACAAAATTGATTCATCGGTAAAACTCCGCGATGCTATTGACCACATGCCAAATCTGCTCGTCTGACATTTTTTCGTGGCACGGGATGCAGAGAACTCGCTTCATCAAAGCACCCGCGTTTGCCCAAGTTCCACGCGCATTCCCTTTGTAAAGCGGCTGCTGCGGCATCAAGATAGGATGTTGAATCTTAGTCTCGATTCCCTTGATCGCGAGATAGTCTTTCAATTTGTCGCGCTGGTCTGCCTGAATTGTGTAGGTATAATAAGCCAGTTTTTCATGTGCCCATTCCTTCGGGGTAGAGACGACCCCCTTTAGTCGTTCGTCGTAGAAATGTGCGATCTTGCGCCGAGTATCGAGCAGTTTATTGAAATTAGCCAATCGGACAAGCAACATCGCGGCTTGGATCGTATCGAGGCGATGATTGCCGGACAGTTCGTGGCAGACTTCCTTGTTCCAAACACCTTGATAGCGCAGTGGGTCGAGACGTTTGTAAATCTCTTTGTTGTCTGTTGCGATAATTCCAGCTTCGCCGAGCGCACCTAGCATCTTCATCGGATTCATGCTGAAACACGCCACGTCGGCGCGGAATCCGGGCGTTGTGTCATTGAACGTTGCACCGAACGCTTGCGAGGCATCTTCGATGACTTTCAGATTATAGGTGTTTGCGATCATTGCGATGTGATCGACGGCACACATGCGCCCAGCCCAGTGGACCGGCATGATGGCTTTGGTTTTTGGGGTAATGAGGTGTTTGATTTCTGTCGGGTCGATGTTGAGGTCGTCACCTATGTCGCAGAAGACCGGCTCCGCGCCGACCATGCGGATGGCGTTGGCGGTTGCGACGAACGAGAGGGCCGGGACTATAACCTCGTCGCCTTTGCCAATGTGGAGCGCGCGGAGCGCCAGTACGAGGGCGTCTGTGCCGGAACTTACGCCGATGGCATATTTGCGGCCTAGTCTTGCGGCGAAGGCCATTTCGAAGGCGTGGACTTCGGGACCGTTGACGAGGCGGCCGTGTTTCAGGACGTTCTCTGTTGCGCGTAGGAGTTCGGCGCGTCCTGATTCTGGAACGCATAAGTCTAGGAACGGCACGTCGATAATTTTGTTTTTATTCAATCCTTCGTTGATGTCATACATCGGAAAAATCCCGGACTGATATTCACGGTCGCTGATGGTGGTCCTTTCGATCATCGGTCACCGTCGCGCCGCGCGCCCGTTGCCGCGTTTCTTTTGATTCCGCTTGGTTACCGCAGCCGCGCGGGCGATGAATTCCTTGGGGGCCACGTCTTCATCGTGCATGTGCATTTGCAATGCCGATGGCAAATGCGGCGAGGAACTGTCAGTTGTCTGAATAATAGGAATACTAACAGGTGACGGCAACGGCTGCTGTCGCGCCTGTTCTGCCGCCGCAATCTGCTGGTCCTCAATCGCCTTCTGCATCGCCGCCTGCTGCTGCGCTAACGCCTCTTGTTGGGTGACGTGTTCCAGATAGCACGCGCCATAATCGTAAGGCCCCACGTGCGAGATTCGGTAGCCGACCGCCGCCCACACCTGGCCTCCGCATTGCCGCCAGCGAATACAGAACGACAGGTCTTCGCTGACCACCCCGCGGTCCGGAATGGTCATCTTGTCGAAGACCCGAAGAAGGCGATTCGCGCCAGCCGATTGCAGAATCTTGGCGTAGGGCTGTAGACCAATTTTAGTGTCAATCAGTTCAGGAAACTTTTGCAGCATCGCGGTTATCACGTCGCGCCGAATCAGCGTGACGCCCATACCCACACCCTCAACCTCCATGAAATTGCCGCGCCGTTGTGTTTCTCTTTCGCCGGTTCCTGATCCAGCCCACGAAGTCGGAAGGTTTCGCTGCGGATAGATCGCACCCACGACAGGCTCATCGAAATGGAACATATCGAGGACCATTTCGGGAGAAAAACCCATGTCGGAATCTATGAACAGCAAATACTGATTATCCGGCATCGTATCGTACCAGATAGTCGTTGCCATCGAGCGAAGTTCAGCGATGTCCGGAAACGAGAGAGTCGAGACCGACCCTGCAATAGACTTCTGCGCAAATGCCTGTTGCAGAGCGTGTGTGGTCATGAAGGTTGCGGCCGAAATGATTTGGCCGAAACCGGGGACGAACATGAAGACTTTGCGCATGATTTTTCAGACTTTCTTTGCGGCGTCTAAGTCGTGACAGCACTCCAAATATTTGTAGTTCACATAATAGGACCATCCGTAATCGACATTGCGACCTCCTAACGGCAATTCATTCAATCTCTGTCGGTACATAGAATCCAAATTGTGCTGATTTGTCGGTTTGTTAAAGCCAAAAAACTGCCAATGGTTCGGCGGCTTAATCGGCGTTGCACCGGCAAATAATAGAGACAAACCAAACATCACCCAAACGCCCGCGGAAACGACAAAATCTTATCCGGCACAACCAACAAATCGTGAAACACCTTGGCCTGCTGCGGCTCCATCCCCTCAAGCATCTTCGGAATTAACGCCACGGCCTTTTCCTTCACGCGCAAATACCTTTCATCCTTGAGAGAGTTTGCCGACGCCATCGCCTCAAGCCCGCGCGCTTGCGCGCGGACATTATCGTTGATCCATTTCGAACGATATTCGACGCGGAGATAATTGGTTTGTAGCCGAGCTTTGTGCAGGGCATCTTCGCCAAGATGATCGATGACACCAATAGCCTCTTGCCGCCGCAACATCACCGCGGCATCAAACCATGTGGCCCACCAAGCCGGCTCGCGCATTTCCTGCGTCTGACCAACCTTGCGCTGATCGCTCCGAACATCGGCATGAACGATTCTCCCCGTCATATGCCCAATATCATCAATCCAATGATCGCAGAACCAATACGGAAAATACTCCGGAAGGATGTAGCCGAGTTTTTCCACCCACTTTCGCGTGGGGCACATGATCGATGAAAAAGAGGCATTCGACATATGGCCGTAGACCATGCCAATTCCGTCAGGAAACAACTGCTCAGCGTCAAGGATTTTTGAATCGTAACCCTGCGTCACCACCGGATCGTCATCGCCGCCAATCATGTAAACGTCCGCCGGTTCTTTCATCGCGCGATTCCACTTTTCCGCGATGGTGTCTTCGCGTTTGTTGATGTTCACCTTTACGCGCGGATCGAGTTTGGTTTCGGTCAAAATGCCGAGCGTCGCGTAATCGTCCGCGTCCACTTGGAGAATCATTTCCGTGTTCGGATGAGTCCAATTGGCGATGGACTGCCGGATTGTGGACAGGAGTTTTTGCGGGCGGTTGCGCGTGGCGAGAGAGATAAGCAGTTTCATTTAGGTCACGAGAGGTTGGTGATTGCGGTGAGATCAACGGAGTTTTCGGTAAGAAAGAATTTTGTTCTTGGTCGCAGGTTCCTCGCGTCGAAATATTTCCCGTATTTCCCCAGCAACATATTTCGAAAACACAGTAACAATAATCCAACGGGGAACATCCAATAAAATATCACACCATTCATAACCTTCCCTCATTCTCATTCGCCCGGTTCGGCCAGCTTGTGAGACGGCATCGGAACATCCAGCGCCGGATCGATCGACATCCGCAAGTTACCGCCTGTCCCGCGATATTTCCCACCCATTTCAATGCCATCGCGCATCGAGTTTTTCAGATTGGCTTTGCCGCCCATCAACGATTCGTCACGGTCGCGCATTTGCTGGATCGCGTTGCGCTGATCCTCGTTGCGTGCGTCTTGGCACATTTCGGAGGGGCGCTCCATGAGCATTTGATCGCGCACAATGACCGGACCATCTTCGCCTTTCGGCAGGAAGAAACCGTCATGGCGCTTTGCTGGAACAGGACGCCATCCGTTTTGAAAAAACTCGATATTCTGCGAGCGAACGACTTCCTTGTTTCCCACAGCGGCGGTTGCGCACCACTGATATTCCCAACCTTCGGGCGGAAAGTTCTTCGGGACGAAGAACGGGTCTAGGCCGCTCTTGCGCGGGCGCGAAAGTTCTTCGCCGTCGCGGCCTTGATAGACGCGCGGACCGCTGCGCACCGGATCGCGCGGTTGATTGCGGCTACCGCGGGGGCGGCCTCGGCGCGCGGGCGCACTGTCGTCCAGCATATCGGTTTCCGGTTCTTCATTCATCGGTATTCTCCTGAAAAAAAATTATGAAGGCGTTGCAACCATGATTTCGTCTGGACAATAACCTTGGGCGGCGGCGGCATCAGTTCGCGCGGAGTGGGCGGCAGTTCCGGAACGAATGGTGGCATAATCTTTTTTGCCAAGCCGGGATCGCCCATCGGAATCGTTTTGACTTCGCTCACGGCGTCTGCGGTCTGCTGTTGCATCCTCACACCGCCAGAGAATTCACCAAAATTCTGTCGCCAGTTTTCGACGTTCTTTTCCGTACCGGCAATTCGTTCGGCTTCCTCATCGCGCGCCTGGGCGTGACAAAGTAGGACATTTCCCTTCACCCTCACCGGATAGGGAGCGTGCCACTGTGCCGGGACCGGCATCCAACCAGCGTCGAGGAGTGCCTTGTGAAAAGTATTGGGTTCGCCCACTACCTTTTCAGCCGACCATTGATAGGTCAACCCGAGCGGCACCATATGCTTCGGAAACTCGAACGGATCAGTTCGTTTGACGGGAGTCGGGGTCATGACTACTGCTCAGTCAATGACTTGTCGTACTGCCCACTTTCTTTCAGCGCCAATTTCCGCCGCGCCATTTCCTGGACGCCAATCGGATCGCCTTTCTTGAATCGCTTTTGTCCGGACGGATCATCATAATTCCAAATCAAGGTGCCATCCGTGGCCGACCGCGCTTCACGCGCTGACAATCTCACTTCCGTCCCTCCACTCACCCCGCCGGCAGAACTTGCGACGGGCGCCACAGGTGCCGATGCAGCGCGGCGTTGAGTCTGTCCGTTGCCGTTTGCGGTTTTGCCGTTGGGTTTTGTAACGTCCAAGAATTTGTTGACGTGGTCGAAGTATTCACCGCTGCCAGGCTTAAGCCCTTCCGCTCGCGCGTCCGAATCGGCGGCATTGAGTTTTGCGGCCCGGCGGCCTTGCGGATCAAGCGCAAGCGCCCTTGCGTCGTCGGCATGTTCGCGCAACCACGCCTGCGTTCCGGGATCGCGACCTTGGATAAATGCTTCGACCGGATCAGCTTGAGTCTGCGACGCTTCGGTTCTCTGCTCACGCCGCTGCGGTTGGTTTTTCTGGACTTCAAGATCAGCTTTGGCTTCCGTGAGGCGCCCAAGAGTTGAGCGGGCATCGGCGAGTTTTTCCTGTGCTTCTGCCGCCTTGTTCCAATCGCCAGCCTCCATTGCGGCTTTGTATTCGGTCTTTGCAGCATCGGAGGCAGATTGAGCGGCGGACAAACCTTGTTCGACTGTCCCAAGGCGTGTTTCGGTAATTTCCGTGCGCGTCTCCGCGACTTCACGTTGTGCGGCTTCCGCCCGCTGCGTTGCCGCGGTTTCCCTCTGTTGTGCGGCAAGCCTGTCGGATTTTTCCCGCGCCGTTTCCGCTTGCAGTTCCGTCAACTGCACCTTGAGTGCATCGGCAACGTCGGTTGTTTGCTCGCCGGCTTTCTTTTCCGGTTCCTCTTTTTCGATTTCGACTACGATTTCGTCGTCAGCCATTGGTGCCATCCGTCAGGAAGTTTTTGTGTCACGAGAGGTTGGTGATTCCGGGGCGGTCACCGCCGGCAGCGGCGCAAACATATGCCCAATATACTCATCCCCGCGTGATTTCATGAGATTATGAATCGCGCGATAGTCCATATCCTCAAAGCTGTTCGGCGGAATTATCGCATAGCCTTCGGGCGTAAAGAACTCCTTCCCCTTTCGGATCGCGGGCAACTGCGTATCCATATGAGCGTAACGGATCATGCAGTTGCATTTGTCGATGGACGCCTTAGCCATATCCTTATCCACGCTTCGACCGAGCGCAATAAGCCGGTCTGTATAAGGATTGTTGACCGAGTCCGGTCTATCAACAACCGCAGGACTATCGTGACCCGAATCAGCCATCAGAAAATACTCTCCGGATCAGCCACCCGCCCCATCACCAGCGTATCCTCGATCAGTCGGCACGAGCTGCCATCGAGCGCGGACTTTTCATCCACGAAAAAAAACTCATGAGCATCCGACGCTTTATACATGATCCAGTCGCCGGCTTTGACCGTGACGCCGCCAAAACTCTCCGGCGTCTTGCCTTTGAACGCCGTGGGACCAACCTTGAGAACCATCCCGATCTTACCTTGGAAACGATCTTCGGCGCGCGTTCGGTCACCACCGATGATAATGCCGCCCTTCGTCATGTCGGAACGCACGTAAGTTGCGATCAGAATCAGATTGTGAAAAGGCTCGAAACTTTCGATATTGTCCTTGCCGATCGCATCAACCAGAACGGTCCTAGCGTCTTTGCCTTTGCCGATGGCTTCGGCGATGTCGGAGAGTTTGCGGACGGAAGTAACGCTCATTCTCTGTTTCTTTCCTGCGATTCGGTTTCAACGTCAATGCAATGCTGAATAGCGTTGTCGATGCCTTCCAGACGACCAGCGCGGCGCGAATAGTCACCCCAGTCTTTCGCAAAGGCTAGTTCTTCAACCAAATCCTTACGTCGTTTCTCAAGCCGCTCACGAACCGTCCCCGCCACCGCAGGGTGATCGACCGCGAAAAAGCGTACCGCAGAGGGTTGCTGGGTTGCCATCCTAAAACACGCGAAGTTGAACAGTTCAGATTTGGGTCACGAGAGACAGGGACTACGGTGCGGTCAACAATCCGCACCGACTTAAAGCTACGCGCGCTTGTAATTCTTCTCCGCGCGGTGCTCTTTGGCAAGCCGCGCTTCGCCACCACCAGCACCACCCGGCAGTTTACTCGCGCTTTCCACACCCTTTGGAGCTTCAGCTCGACCACCCATCGCACGTTTCACTTCGGGGGCCAAAGGTTCCTTCGTTCGAGCGTATGTCGGCTTGTACGAACTGCCGGGACCAGCGGAACCGGAAGTCTGACCGACGCCGCCGCCCGCACGGAACGTCTTGACCACGCCGCCGCCAGTTCTGAATGTCACGATCTTGCCGCGGCCGATGTCTTTGCCGTCGCTCTTGCCATCGGCGTGCTGGACCTGCGTTCCAGCATTAAGCCCTTCTTTCCAAGCCGACCCATCCTTGATTCGCCCACCCCGCGCTCGCATCGGCATACCGGGAGGCGGCATTCCTGGACGCGGCGGCATCATTGGACCACCGGGAGGCATAGCGCCACCAGGCGGCATGGGCGGCACCCCAGGCGGTGGCATGGGAGGGCCAGCCATCGGTGGGCGGGGTGGCATTCCTGCACCCATTCCCGGCGGCGGCATCATCGGAGGCACCGGGGGATGCTGCGGGCTATTGATGATATTGACGGTCGTTCCCTTTTTCGCCTTCGTTCGCCCACCGCGCGCGCGTTTGTCGGCGCGATGCTTGACCGCCCCACCATCCATCCGCAGCGCGGTTTTCTTGACCTTGGCCTTGATGAGTTTCACATCGGCGGCTTCGTCGGAATGGACACCACCACCCGTAGCGTAGCCCTTGGTGATGTGAGCAACGCGCTGGCGCTCGACTTTGTGCTGTTTGTGCTCTTGGAAGGGGTGGCCCATGTCAGGCTCCGGTTGTGTCACGAGAGGGAAGTGATAACTGTTCGGTCACCAAACTGTCGGCGCTAAGCGGCACAATTTTGGTAATCATGCGCATTTTGGTGAAGCCGAGACGATACCAGACATTCCACGCCCACCACGGCGTAAGGCGCATGAGAAAATAGAGGATCGGGTGTTTGGGCCGCGATGGAGCAATTTCAATAATTTCCACCATTGGTTTACCGAAAGCATCCCAGCCGCGAACGGTGTAGGGATGTTCGCTCGAATTCAAAGATACTCCGTCGCCAACGATTGGGTGACTGCGCCGCGCTGAAACTCGCAATCCGCGTGAATGACCCAAATCTTTCATCTTATTCCGTCCCCGAATCTGTCTTCTGCGGCGGATTCAACACTTGATGCACATCCAAGGCATGTTGCGCAACGTCCATATTAGCGTCATGCACAGCCTGTTGAGAAGCCAGCCCGTGTTGAGCCACCCCTAACCCATGCTGCTGCGAAGCCACCTTGGCGTCATGCACCGCATCATCCTTATGGATCACGAGTTCCTTGGCCAGATCGACCGAGGCTATATTCTGGTCGGCCACAAGCTGCTGGCGCTTGATATCGAGTTCCGCCGCGCTGGTCTGGGCATCGGTCTGCGCCTTGACCTGCGCGGTATTGGCTTGCGTTACCTTGGCTTGCGCAACGATCATCTGCGGATCGGGAGCGGGCGGTGCCGGTCCTTGCGGTGGCAATACGATATTTGTCGGGTCCTGCCGAATCACCCCTAGAATGGTATTCAGCGTTCCGCGCGCATCCATAATCGGCGTGAACGCCGGAACCGCAATCAACTGCGAAAGCGCCACACCCTTGGCCACCCGATGAATATGCGACGGCGTATTGGGATCGGACGCCGGTTCAAGATTACAATTATTCAAAGCCTGAATGAACTTTTCTTCGGTCCAATAATCCTTCGGACAGACCTTGTTGGATTTCCAAAAATCTTCGGGATTCTCGCGGAATAAATCGACGATCAATTCTATCTCTTCGGCCTGCGCTTGGTGCATTCCCTTATGGGCGGCGGACTCGACTTTGGTTGCTTGTTCGATTTGCGCGAGCATCGTGCCGACCGGGACGTTTGCTACGCCCTCCGCAGTCGGAATATCACCCGCTGCAGATAGAGCCGCCGTCTGCTGCTGCACCTTGTCTATCAGTGCGAGCATTCCCGGCCCCACGTCCTTGTAAGGCATCGGAGAAATGATATTTGCGATGGGTTGATTGTTCGTTTCGATAGGAACGCCGGTTCCAGGACCTACACGAAAGTCGGACGTGTTCTGCCTTCCACCAAGTTTCGCCACCAGGAACGACGGGAACGTAGCAAACATCGCCGAATCTAGCGCAAGCCGCCACGCCGCAGTCAGGGCAGAGGACGCATTACCCAAAATATTCAGAAGGCCAGTCCCGTAAAACCCAGGCCCCGGCACATACGGATATTTCACATACATCCGTCGCCGCTGGCAGTCGTCGTCGTCCTCTTTCCAATCACGTCGGATAGCTTTTATCTCGCGGGATTCCTTATCCATCGTCACGAGATAGGGAAGCGGAATTCCTTCATTCTTGAACTTGCCTGGAGCGTATTCAGGGAGATTAAGCTCGCATTGAGATTCCCAAATTGTGTAGGGCTGATCTTCCGGCCGCGCTTGCTGAGGCGTCGGGTCAGTGCCCTGAATCCCCGCAATCTTCGCATCAACGGCATTTGGTGATGGGGGCGATGGCGTCGTTACCGGCCCGCGCCGATAAAAACCGCTTAACTCCATACGCTTCATCACCGAAGGTCGCATGGGAATCTGGTGGGTGATTCGCGCGCAGGATCGGAGGTCTTTCGTTGTGTCCGAAACGATCAAATCTTTTTCATCGACGCTTTCCGAAACCGGCCGACGCTTCATCGGACAGCGATAGATTTTTTTGAAACCCGATCCGCCAAAATACGTGCCCCACAGCAGCATATGCGACGTGTCGGGATAATATTCGGTCGCGGTTTTCGTCAAATAGTGGTTGATGTCGCGCTCAAAGGCGTCGGCGAGATTGTCTTCGGCCTCAATCGCCTTGTCGTCTTTGTTTGCTACTTTCACCGGACCATCGGATGGAAGCAATTCAGCTTGCGCATTGGCCCAGCCTTTGAGGCAGGCTTCGAGTAGGAGAGGATTCGTGACCGTGGATTGGCCTTCGACCGCGGCGGATGTATCGCCGACTGTAGCTCGGGGTTCTTTCAGTTCGAGCCCCAAAAGTCCTAAGCCTCTGGCGCGGATTTCAAGGTGGTTGCCGCGCGATCTATCGTCGGCGGATATCTGGTCGTGTAATTCATTGGCAATGAGAGACAGGTCATTCGGTTGAATATCATCCGCCAAATTGCGATAAAATTTATTGCCGTCGTCTTCGCCGTCTTTCCTCGGCCTATGTGCGTCTAATTGTACCACTACGCCGCCGTCAGACTGTGGCGTGGAAACAGTTCCGGTCACCGGGTCGGTCGTGACTTTTCCCGTTTCGTCTTCAATGACAATTGAGATTCCTTCCACGGTTTGGGCGGCGGGGTCAGCCATTAACAGCACTTTCATAAGCCGCGCGTAATTTCACAGACCCCCAATGGCGCGCTATCCACACCTTCGCTTCGGCTTCCGACATGCCAGCGGCGGTACAGGTGTCCATCCACCCGGCGAACCAAATGTGTAAATCTGCGCGAAGATCAGCGGCCATTTGGGTCACGAGGGGCTTGTGATTCGGGGACGGTCACCTGATTCTTGTGTTTCAGTTCGTTCACCAAAACGATGGTAATATCGTGGCCGCGTTTCCAAACGTCAGGACCATATTCCATCCGAATGCCGGGCGCAACTTCGTCACTGAATTTCATGGCTCGTGCCGAAGGTTGACCGAGTCCGGTCCATCAACCCGTTGTGGACTCTCGTGACGCATCTGGTTTTTCCTTTTTGAGACCCCGCAAATGTTCTTTGATATCAGCCACAGATTGACCGGAAGAAACAGCACCAAGAAGAGACTGTAACCGATCAATTTCTTCCGCAGCCTCGCGATATAGCCCAGCCTTATCTGGCGCAAAGTCGGCTTGTAGCGCCATCGAATGAGCATCCCGCAGCCGCTGAACCAAATCGGTCATTATCTACCCCTGATAATCGAAACATGACCCGGCTTCACCCTACCTTCATCCACAACGTTTTCCAAGATACGCTGTTTCAACGCATCGCACCCTAGATTCAGCGACCCGGCATCCGTTCCACCGATGGTCGTCGCAAACCCCATTTTCATACACACGATGATTCCCACCGTAAACACATTGCCTTTCTTGGCTTCTTCCAAGCACTGCGCCAACTTATCAATACAGTCCAATTGCTGGTCCGACAGCGAAGTTGGGGATAGGAGGATGGGTTTTTGGGGGAATTCGGGGTTCATGCGACTGCCCGTCGCGCTCGAATGTCTTGAATGATTGCGAAAGTGCCCGGTGGTAATTTCAAACGTTCCGTTGGATTATCGCAGAATACTTCCACCGTTCCATCGTCGTGAACAAGCCCCGACAGACCGAGCAAGTCTTTGTCGTATCGGACGATTGTCACACGCAAAAGATCATCGCACATTAGGTGACCACACCGCTGTCGCTCCGCTATCGTGACACAACCCTAGACCGGATACAACGCCTTCCGCTGCGGCTTGTGCAAACCGCGCTCGTATTCCTCGTGGGCGGCTTCTTCGTCGGTCATCGCCAAGCCAGCATCGCGGAAATATTTCATCACTTGAGTGGCCGTGTCGGTCAGGTCATCACGCGCGCCTTTCGGGAAAACCTCCATTTCGGCAATCACGAGTTCCGACCACTCGCGTTCTGGGGCGTAAACCAAGCCCTGCGCAAACGTCGGCTGCACAGACAACGCACGCGCTACTTTGTCACCTTTCGGCTCGCACATCTGGATTCCAAACCGCTGTAGTCCGTACCGATTCGCAATCTCTTGTGCCGCCGGGCGCCCGGTTGCTTTGTTTTCAATTAGCAACAGATCGGCCTTATACGTCGCGCATGTATTTTGGACCCACTCCACGAGACCCCACTTGCTTTGGGTCCGCCGCTTAAATCGAACATTGCGACGCTTGACTTCGGTCTCGTCCATGCCAGGCACAATAATTTCCGGAAGCCATCGTTGCCCGTCGATCACGGATTCCAATTGCAATCGCTCAAAGCGCGCCGCCGAAAACCCCAAATGCTTGCGCCATGCATGAATAAGCATTATCGAATTCTTTTTGGTATCCGGATGGACAAAAGTTCCCCACACCGAGAGAGCGGACGGGTCGTTCTCTTCGTCTTCCGTAAACGCTCCGTCGAGTGAAGCGACGACTAGATCAAAAATTGGGAATTTGCCGTCGTCAGGCTCCCATAATTGCCACCACTCGCGTTTGAAGAGGCCGCCGCCGCGCGGTTGAGGCGACTGCGCGTATTGGCTGGCCCAGCCGTAGGGGCCTATTTCCCGTTTGGTGCGCTCCATCGAACCTTCGGCAAATCGAGCATCCCAAGCCACTTCGCCGTCTTCCTCGCGAGGATCAGTCCATCCGATTGTTGTCGGAATGGGTTCGCCCTGTTCGTCAGTCTGCCGCGCCGAATCAAATTCCCATGGAATCATCAAATGGCAATAATCGAACTCAGCACCAAGCGCGACGCCCGACACGTCCGCCTCGTGAACGCGCTGCATGATGATAATCATTGCGCCGGTCGAAAGATCATTAAACCGCGACGAAATAGATTCCCGAAACCATCGCACAGTTTCTTCTCTAACTCGTTCGGATTCCGCTTCCTGCACGCTGTGCGGATCGTCAATGATAATCCGATCACCACGCTCGCCGGTCGCCACACCGCCAACAGACGACGCCAACTTCCAACCCGTATGCGTATTAATCACCTTGATCGTCGTCTTATTGCGCAGCGTCACTTGCCCGGACTCATCGCGTTCCTCAAACGCCATCGTTTCGGTCTTAACCTTCGTCTTCATCGGCCCGTAAAGCCGCTGATAAGATTCGTGCGTAATCAGCGTGCGAAATCTGTCGTTGTCGCGCTCAGTCAGTGAAGCCGAATACGAAAAGGCGATATAACGGTAGTGGGTTTTCTTCATCGGCCCCCACTCCCACGCCGGCCAGAACACATCGACCAGCATCGACTTCATAAAGCCGGGCGGAACGTTCATCAGCAGCCGCGTGATCTCCCCAAAAGTAACAGCCTCCAAATGTTCGCACATAGCCCATAGCGGCCACCCGTCAACAAACGGCGTCTTCGGTTCCAGCACCGACCAGAAATACCGCACGAACGCGATCAACCCACCCTGACGAACACCATTCCCGTCGTACCATCCGCGTTGCGATTGTTCGGCTTTGGCCTTGCGCCGCTGATATTCGGTCAGGAGTTTGCCGAATTGTTCGAGTTTGGTGCGGGCGAAAGGGCCGTTCATTTCGGAATATTCCTGATGCACATTTCGCCGCATCTCTGCGGATAAATTGTATTCGGTACATCCTTTGTTGATGGTAAATCTAGTCTTCTACAAATAGCATAGAACGATTCCACTGGTACTTCCGCCGTGGCGCCTAAACAAAATTCCATCGAGGCTCCGCAGTGCAAACATTGCACAATGCGAGGCGGCATCTTCATCGCTACGCGCTTGCGTTCGAATGTCTGCTTATGGCGCGTGTTCATGTCAGCGCCAATTTCGGTGGAAGTGATTTCGGACGATAATTGTCGCGGCGGTTTGGATTGACCAAATCGAACCACGTCCAAAAAATCAAATCTTCAACGGCCCCAACAATTGACACATAAGGTTGGAATGATCCTTTGATGACATTGCGACTAAAATCACCTGCGCGCTGCACACTGACCACTCGCGCCATCCAATGATCTGGCGGAACAAAATGAACGTTCTCAATCTTGTATTCGCCATAAAGTGTTTCGTTCCGAATCTCACAATATTCACGCAACCATTTGGATTGTTGAAGTTGCGGAGATTTTGTCGGAATTATTTGTTGGGTCATTCACGGCCTGCGCATTCTAAATCTCAGCGCGGTCACCCCATCACAGATGGTAGCCCCAAGCATGAGCCACAACGGCCAGCATCGCGCCGAATAGTGCAAGTCCGATAATTGCTTTTGTGGTTTGATAAGCCGACATTTAAGCCTCCGCAGTGACGGCGTAGCGATTTGCAATCTTCAATGCTTGCGGCTCGTCGGTTTCCAGCATGATTTTCTGCGCCAGCATCACGTCCCCTCGCGCACTGGCATCCACAGGCACAAAGCAAAGCCGCTCTGCACTCCGATTTGTTTTCGGATTTATTCGAACAACGTTATGTGAAGTACCACCGTCAGTAATCCAATATTTATTTTTGCTTTTGCTACCGACGACGGCGAATTTTCCATCCTGATTAAATCGTTCAAGCTGGTCGGGAGAAAGCCACGCCTTCAATAATTCAACGCTGCGCTTGTCGGCCGCAAGATCACGGACCACGCCAACTGCGCTGCCAAATACCGAACTCCAGTCGGAGTATCCAAAGCTATATCGTTCATATGCCCGGACTACCAATCCGGGCATAAACTCATTACGAATCTCTGCAACCGAGATCGGCATCAACCGCCCTTCATCTGCGGCACAAACAGTGTTTCATCGGCAGTCGGATCAAAGGTTTTGGTGACGGTATAATCCGTCGCGCCTTCCTTCCGCGTTGCCGCCACATGGCCAGCACCAACAAGGCCGGTGAATTTTGCCATCGCCTCGCTCACTGCGGCATCGCTTTTATCGAATTCAATCGTCGAATGGCCTGTCTGGTCCATCACAAAGAATTTCATGGTTTTCTCCCGTCAATTGCCGCTGAATCTATAGCTTAAATCTATCTCGACGCCAAGTTCCCTCGCCTGGCTCGCGAGTTGCGCGACTAGCTCAGCATCCGACAACCGTGACAGTTCCCCATCATCGCGCGTCGGGGTTCCAATCCCCAACAGTTTTCGAAGCTCCTGATTCGCTTGCAGCTTCGAATATGGCTTAGGCACGACAAAACCAGCCTCGTTGATAGTCACAACCTCAATCGACCGCTGCACATCGTCGGGCATGTCGTGAATATTTCTAGGTCGCTGCACCATTTTCGTGGTCGGGTTTCCTTCCCCATCAAGAATTGGTTTTCCCTGGCGGTCGTAAGCCGGAATCTCAACCATCGTCCACATATCGGCGACGTTCGACTCGTGGATCGTCCAAAGCAATTCCTCAAGCCGCTGCCGCTTAATTTGCAGAATTTCATCCTCTTGCCGCGACAGATAGGCAATTCGATTCGAAATATCCTGCCGACGCTCAAGCCGAGAGGCGTTACCAGCGGCGGCGTGGTCCGATTCGGATTTATGGCCGGACTGGCGATAAGCGTCGGCTTTGGGGCGCAAGACAGCGCGGAGACGACAGAATCGCTCTTTCTTCGGGTCGCGCAGCGGCTTAAAACCCGCAACGTCAAACGACTGCGCCGGAACGATTGAGGTTCCGATGCCTTCGGTTTGTGTCACGAGAGGCTGTGATTCCGGTTCGGTCACCAAACCGCTCCACCATCATCGGCCCAGCGTTCCAATTCGCCGGGATTGTTGTCCCACAGATTGTTGTTAAGGTCCTGATAAATCCGGTCCTTTTGCCATGCCAAATAATGATCGACAGTGGCAATTGTTTCGGGGCGCACCCGAAAAGACCACGAAAATTCTCTGTGCATCCATCGCTTCGCGAACGAATCGTTGACCGAATCCGGTGATTCAGTCCGAAGGCCCTCTCGTGACACCAATTGCTGCACTGCGGTATCGGTCACGAATCACCTAGAATCACTATTGCCACAAATGAAAACGACCACCCGAGTTGCCCCGAGTGGCCGTTCCCTTGGAGGGGGCTGCAACACACGACGTTTGATCCAAGGAGCCATAGGACCAACGCAACATCATCATCCTCGCACACTCGCATTCCGTCAAGACGCTAACGTTCCCCCAACACCCGCAAATCCTTCGCCTTCGACGCTTTATCGCCGGGAACATTGTAGTTTTGACCGCTCGGCGTGGCTTTGCGGCGGTTGTGGATAGTTTTTTGGGCGTCGTGACGCAAGGCGTCGTCGCGGTCTCGTTCCGCTTCCGTGTAGGGCTGGGCTGAAGCGTATCGGGTCATTTGCCGCTGTTTATCACAAGGTTCGGTGGAAAGGGAAGGGGAGGGCCTTGCTTTCTTTCGGTCTTACGGTTCCCCACGCGCTGATCAATGACGGCTATCAGTCGGGCGCCTTGGAGATTTTCGGCGCCGGCTGCATCCATAATCGTTTGCAGGTCCGATTCGTTCCCGTCGAGGGCGGCGAGCCATTTGGCGACTTGGGATCGGGCTGCGAGGCCGCGCACGCCGACGCGCTTCATGAGAAAGTCCGCGCTTTGCTCGTAAAACTTATTTGCCAGACCACTTGTAGCCGCGCCGCGCGCACTAAGAGTCTTAGAATCTAGATTCTTGTTTTGATTTTGATTGGAACGACCAAGCATATGCTCGGTTGATGCTCCGGTAATGTTAGACTCTAACGAGTCCAATGGGTTACGCGAAGTCAGAGCGGGGTCAGGTTTGCCATACCTGTGCGCGGCAGCTTTCGCGGCCTTGGCGCGGCGCTGTTCAACGAGAAAAATCGTCATGAGGATTGTTGGGCATGAGACTTTGCCGCCGATGGCGTTAAGCTTGCCCATGATGGCCGGCGCGATGATTCCCCATCTGCTGCCTGCCCGAGCGTATCTGGCGAGTTTTTTCTGATCGTCGGGTAGGTAGCCGCCCGAGCGCCACAAGGCCCGCTGTAGCCTCACGAATGCGCCTAGTTCCTCGTTCGTCAGTTCTTCGCTGTTGGCGCTGGCGTCGTTGACGTGCTCTGGGCGGTAGGGAAGATGGCTCATTTATTTTCCACCTTTGCGCGGCCAAGGTGGAGTAGTAGGTATCGTTTTGTCTGGGATACTCCAACGTACCGCCGCATTGGTACACGTTCCCGCGCTAGACGACATCGGCGAGTGTTGGAGTTGTCTGTCGAAATGTGCACCGACCAATGGTGTGTGATCGACTCTGGGGCCGTAAGTGAAATTGCGTTTTGATTCGCCGCCACTTTGGACTGCGGCTTTCATGGCTTTGAAGAATGCGAGATTCATGGAGATACATTCTTGGCGATCAAAGAAACCGAGCGATGAGTCTATCGGCTCGTCCGGTCGTGGGATGGTCATTGTGTCGGCCCCGTTTTTAGTTAAAGAAGATCAGGAAGGTTTTTTTGTTAGCTTGGCTACCTTGGCTGTCGATTGTTCTGCTTGGGTTTTACTGCCATAGAGGCTTGCGACTAAAGCGCGTTCACACGCCAGCCTCGCATTACCGCGCCGATCCCTGTTCCCAAGCTGATACCGCAGCGCTCGCACCTTTTATTGGTGGCTGGTCGAAATTCGCGCCCACCATCCTCATCACGCAAGCCACATTGAAACTCCCTCAACGCGCGGTAGACCGCGGCACCGACATATGGCATTTGCCTTCCATCCTCATAGGCAATTTGAATACCAATCGCTGCATAGGTCAGGCCGCGATTGCGCAAACGCAAAATGCGCAAAGGATTGATCGGGTCGTTGCCGCTGCGAGTTGCGCCCGGCGCCGTAGCGATGCCGTCCCATGCCGAAACTTTGCGCGGCCAATGCCTCATTTTCTCCACCCTCTATGGCCGTAAGAATCTCACAGAACAATCGCACGCCAAGGTAGCCAGTCTAACAAACAAACAACTAAGACGCCACTCTGTTTACCAAGTCGATGATATGCTCAGACGTTAGCTTACGCTCGCCGATGCTACCCCAAATCGTCGCGATCTTTTTGCCAGTGGCATCACAAATCCAAATGTGCCCCGCGTGATTATAGGACGGCACAATGGACCAGGGGCGCGGCGGCAATGTTGGAATAACAACGGGCTTAATTTCTTCCTCTTCGACCCAAACACGTTTCCAAAGAGAAGCGACAACGGGATGATCTTCGGCTATTTCGCGCGAAATCATTTTACGCCTAAGGGCCATCACCTTGCCCTCATGCGTCTCGACCATCACAGCAAAAGTCATGACGCCCGCCCCGCAACTTCCGAAGTAAGATCAACAAACCCCGCAACATGCTCAAACGTAGCCCACTTCCCCGGTAGGATTATCTCAGGAAGATCAGATTCAGAAAAAGAAGGTGAACCCGCGTCCGCCATTGGCACATGAGGGGCTTTCGGTTGATGGTCAGACGCGGGTTCGGACACTGACGCCTTAGCTGGGGGGCGGCCGCCAGTGTCAACCGAATCATGAACAGATTCGGGTTGGTGATTCGTTCCTGAGTCGTCAGCGATTCGTTCGCCTTTGCGAATCACCGGATGGACCGTGAATCGCTCTGCATCGTCAGGCTTTGTCAATCGCTCGCGTTGGCCGGGCGGTATCCAAAACGGCGGCCGCGGCTCCTGGCCTTTTATCCAGACCAACCAAATGTACGCCGTGGCCGTTGTGCCATCGGGCTTCCACTCGCCTTTGCACAACGGCACGCGCTCGGCGAAGAACGCGATGCAAGTTGGTGGATGATCCTTGAAGATCGTTTCGTAGCGCCCGACTGATTCGAGCCATTGCAGGCGAACGAACATGGCGACGCCGATGTTCGCGAGTTCAATAGCTTTCAGAACGAATTGCTCAGTTAGTTTTTTGAACGGCGGATTTGTGATTATCCAATCGGCGCCAGGCCCGGAGAATTTCGTAAAATCGACCGGCGCTTTGCCGTAGCCGTAATCGAAAATGTCGGAGGCTATGACTTTCGGGCAATATTCTCGCAACACTTCGGCCATATGCCCGGCGCCACAGGCAGGTTCCCATATCGAATGCAGTTCCGCGCCTAATACGACCTCGACGAGAGCCCGCGTTGCCCATGGCGGAGTTGGGAAAAAATCCCTGCTTTTAGATGATTCGATTCGCGATCCCATTAAGGCGCGGGCGCCATTAAGATCAGAAGTTTCAAGGGTTTTGGCTCCGCTTCCGGCGATTCGCTCGCGTGTCGAAGTAACGAGAGTTTCGAAAAGTTCCGGCGCCATGTCGGCCCGCGCTTGGGCGCGCTGGGAGAGTTTTCTGTCTATGCCGGCGTCGGTGAGCGTTGGCCGGTCCAAAAAATCCTCTTCTGGCTTTTTTTTCGATTGGCGCCCCTGCCGAAACAGTCCCGCCTCTTTCGCGGCTTCGATAATCTCGCCGAGTCGGCGTTCGGCCCGCAATTCGAATTCCGTGGCGTCGGCAAGCAGCGCGTGGTCCTTGATTTGTTTGGCGCGCACCTTGGCCAATTCGAATTCATCCAAAAGCGGGATGATATCTTCAACTTGGCTGGCCTCGGCGAGAGCAGCGCACACGCGGTCATATTGGGCGAGACTGGTCACGTCACTGCCCCTTTGAATCCGGCATCGCCAACGGCGGCAACTCACGACGCCCGCCTGAGAATGGCTTTGTATCCTCCAATGTCAAATGCATTCGCTCGTCGAAATGTGTTGCTGGATTTGGAGTTCTGTTTTCGGATATAGGAGCGCCGGGCTTCCAACTGCCGCGCAAGGTCAGAACTTCCTCTAACAATTTGGAGCGGGCTTCTCCTAAAAGATCGCCACGCCGCGTAAGAACGAGAGTTACAGGATCAAGATCAAAGATTGGTTTTTCTGTTCGCTCGAAGTAAGCGACCTCATGCGCGATGCCAACGCTTTTCTCCCAGCCGTCCATATGAGCGACAATCAACGAATCACAAGCGTCCATCAAACGCTCCTGGACCGGCTTCCATGCCGGATAATCCAGCGGATCGAGGTTGCCGTATTTGACGTAGGGATAAGCGTGCGCGATTGGCGAGAATGTCGGGATGCCGATAGCAAATAAACGTCCGGCAAGAATTGCTACGTCGATAAAGGCTTGCTCCATGCCGGCGGGATAGTGAGTGTACGGAGAAGCAAGATACCGCAGTGTTTCAGCCACTTTTCATCCCCCTTGAAAATCGAGATTATCAAACAGCGTTTCCGCTTCGTGACAAGAGGAAGGCCACACATAGGGCCGCCTCGCCGTCAAACTCTCATCCACAAAACGCCTTCTGTGGGCATCGCGCAAGTCTCTTCGTTCCGAGGAAGATAGTGCGCTGAATGTTTGCATCGTTTCCATTACGAATGCTGTTATTTGTTGATCGGTTTTGTAAGCTAGATGATTGCTCATACTCGCAGCACTCGCGTTTCTTTTTCTTCCTCCCGTCTCACAGCGTCAATCGCCAGCGTCAGTTGAGCGGCGGTCTGTAGATACATCCTCCACCTATTATAGACGTTGAGCCATTCCTTTTTGCCTTCGAGTCGCTCTAAGGCTTTGCCGACCGTTTCGGCCCTGCGGAAGGCCCAAGCACGCTTGCGGGTGAGGGTGGTTATGGGAGTGGTTCGGGTCACGGTTCCTCAGTGCCGGTTGCATCACCGGATGCCGGTCAACGATTCGTTTTGCGCGATGCGAGGCCGCGAAGTGAAATGCAAGGGTGCCGGATGGCACCAATGGTCCCGGTGCCCAAGCGGCAATGCCGTGAAGCGCCCGAACTCGGAAAGGATTGAGCCGGGATCGACCTTGCGGCTGTGTGCCACCTTGCGCCAGAAGTCGAAAGCCTCTCCCGGGATAGGCCGCAAATGCAAAAATTCATCGTATTCCTGGGAGGTTAAAGAAAAGTGTTGTCTTTCGGCCATAACGTTCTCCTTGAGGATAATGGGCGCCGCCGGCTTCTCGGCCTTTTTCTTTCGCGGCCACGGCCTGTAATCGAGCGTCGTGATTGGCAGGCCGTCAGTACTGAGGACACCGCGATGGACCTGGACGTGGTGAACGTGGCAAAGCCATATGATTTCCAAAGGCTTAGAATAGTCCGGATGATGCTTAACCGCGTTACCGGCACCGCAGACAGCACACGGCTTAGGGGGAAAGTGGCCCCGCGCCGCGTAGGTATTTACTGTGGCGCGGGCAAGCGCCCGCTGCGATGCCGTCAACCCTTTCCATTCGACGATTCCGACTTGATTTTGCTTGACCATACTCTACCCCGTTGATGTTGCTTGTTTTCCACGTGAAACATTTGCATTTTGCAAATGAGCGACGATTGGTGGATCAATCGCCAAATATCCGAAAGGATGACACCCGATGTACTCGCAAGCGCGGAGAATAACCCCGATTTGCATGGCGTCAGGCTTCTCTATGCGGCATACTGTCGCAGGTGAAAACCCAAGCGCTACAGCGGCTTGGCGGTCGTTTTCGCCACGCTCTATCCGCTTCATGCGGAAACCTATTGAAAAGAACTCAAAATCGAAGTCTGACGGCTTAAAGGGCATTTTATGGGGGAGAATCGGCAAAGGATCATGCCGTACAGCCACACAGATGCGCAGGAAGGCCACTGTCGAGCATGGCCGGGCGGATTGAGCATTGGCGAACTGGCGCGGTGAGACCCCCGCAATTACGGCGTAGCGCGCTATGTCCCCGATTGCGTCGAGGGCCACGGCCAAGCGTTCGCGGGGGGAGGGAGTCATTCGGCGGCCTCTTTCGGCCGATTGGCTTCGATATAGGCCCTAATCCGCTGGGCCGTATCCAAGGTCACCGTGGCATCACCACCCTCTAACCTCTTGACAATGGCCCCGTTTCTTACCGCACGCTGACAAAGCGTGCTGGGGGCGATGCCGAGCAGCTTGGCGCCGTCCTTGATTTCTTGCAGGAGTTCCATTGAGACAGACATGACACAAGCCTAGGCGCGTCGGTTCTGAATTGTCAAGTGACTATAGATCACGGAAACGTGATAATAATTCTCGTTAGGCCCTTGACTATCGTAGTCAGAGGACTACACTCACATTATCGAACACAGGGGACTGGACATGACCGCTCAATTCTACATTCTCGGCAAGCCGCTTTCTCTTATCGACGCCATCAATCGCTATGCGGCGGCCACCGGCTCCATGGGATACGCGATGGCCGCGAGCAGCGCCGACTACAACGGCCACGCTCTCACGCTTTGCTGGAATGATTATCGCCGCTACTACGTTCTCGAATACTATTACGGCGAGCGCGTGGTCCTGTGCCGCACGACAGATTTTGCCGTTGCGCTTGATGCTGGCAAACGCGAGTTAGCGCGGCAGGGTCGCGGCGCCACACTCAGCATTACGCCTCGCGATTGTGACGTTGCAGTTGCCGAGGCCGACGCAGACTTGACCGCCGGAAGCCCCTACAAAATCGCGCACACGGGCGCCGATGCTTGGAAATTTGAACTGGTTAGCACCGCTCGCCGCTTCAATGCGGACCATCTGTTGATAGCCGCTACCAGCAAGGAACAATGGGAGACCGATTTTAACTCATACCTGCGTCGCGGTCGCGCGGCATAAGGTGACCGAGTCCGGCAGCAAAGAACACTCCAACCTCTCGTGAGACAGCCATGCTTTCCCAACCAACAAAAATCACCAACACAACCGGCCTCAACGCCGCTGCCATCGCACATCACTCCGATCCGATGTTCAACCACGCTAAACTGTTAGGCGCGGAGCTTCGGAGGGAACAACTGGAACGCAGTTACGAGCATATCGTCTTGGCGCTAGCCTCTCTCTTGGCGATCAGCGTCGGGGTGATTGTTTGGTTCTGGCTCAACGAGCAAGGGGTTTGCGTCATTCTGGATCACGGGTTCGCGCGCTAAACGGAAAGTCACACGGGCTTTGGGAGAGTGAAATGAAATTCAAATATGACGATGGCGGTCGGAAGGCAGCGGGCTTCAAAGGCGCTGCCGGCGATTGTGGAACGCGCGCCGTCGCCATCGCGACGGGCCTTCCCTACGATCAGGTGTACGCTGCCATCAACGAACTGTGCCAGACCGAGCGCGTGTCGCATCGTCGGCGCAAGAGAAGCCACGCGCGAACTGGTGTGCATCACACAACCATGCGGCGCTTCATGAAATCACTCGGCTGGAATTGGACGCCGTGCATGACCATCGGCAGCGGATGCAAGGTGCATCTGCGGTCTGAGGAATTACCAGCGGGACGCCTCGTTCTTTCTCTCTCCAAGCACTACGCCGCCGTGATCGACGGTGTGCTGCACGACACCTATCAGGATGATCGCGGCGGCACGCGCTGTGTTTATGGGTATTGGAATCAGGTGACCGCACCGTAACCACAGAGTACCCGTGACCCATATCGTATCTAAAAACCAACAGGGGCTTACAATGAGCGATGACACTCTCAGAGGCGACTTCACGGTTATCACCGAGCCATTGAGCAATGACCGCCAGACCTTGATCGACGTTCTCAGCCGAGCAAACAATGGCCGGCACAATCCGATTGCGACCGTGCATCGTGAAGTCGTCCAGGCTGCCGCGAGAATGTATGTGCCCCATATCTCGCCTTCGCCGTCGAAAGATCAGTTTCGAAACGTCGCCGACTTTCTCAGGAATTGGGCTGCACTTGGCGATAGGCTGGCAAAGATCATCGGCGAAGTCGCACAGTCCAACACGGCTGAGACTTTGGATAAGCGCGTGTTCGATGGTCCATTCCTTGGCGGTATCGAGGGGCAAGCACTGTTTGAACTTGAACGCTGTGCACAAGCCGTCGAAGCCGAAGAGGAAGCGATGGACGCCGCGTATGCCGATGACGAATACGAGGAACACCATGCTTGATCGAACAGACCATCAGCGCCTTGCGGCGGAAACGACACGGCGCATTGCCGACAAGTACATCCCGGCTACGGATCGACAGGTCGAGCGCAACGACAACAATCCGCCCGAACCCGTGGCCGACGCGGCAACGGTCAATGCTTACGCCATCGCGGTTATGGCCAAAACATCGGCCATCACATCCGCGAAGGACTCCATCCCCCTACTCAAAGCATACATTGCCGACAATCCCGTGATCCAGGGCGCCGAAGAATTGCAGAAAGCCGGCGTTTGGATCGAAAGCGCCCGCAGGACAGTTGCGGTGCTTGAGGACGAGAGACTAGCAAAGGTCGCTCCGCTTAATGCCGCAACCGATGCCATCAATGAGCCTTACCGCGTGGTGCGGCAAGAAATTGAGGGCACCAAAAAACTACCGGGATTGCTCGGCATCCTCGTTGATCGATGGAACGCTGGCGAGAAAGCCGAGCGCAAGCGCCGGGAAGAGATTGCCGAGGCCGCACGGCTTGAAGCCGAAGAAGCCGCCCGCGTCGCGCAAGCACTGATTGACCAAGCGAACGAGGGTATCGCCCGCGCCGACGTTGGCGAATGTGATGTTGACGTTGGCGGAATGGTTATCGACGCCAAAGCCGCAATGCGCGACGCAAATGTTCTGGATCGTACAGCGAACCGCGCCGAACGTGAAACCAAAGTCCGCGTCGCCAGTCAATTCGGCGGACGCGCTCTTGCCCCCCGGTCGGAAACCATTCTCACTATCGATGATCCCGCCCTGCTTATCGCGGCAATGGGTCTGAGTGAGAGGACCGCCGACAGTCTGCGAACCGACGCGCGGGCATTTTTCAAGAATACCGGCGAGTGGCCGGACGGCATCACAGCTACGAAAGACAGGAGCATCTGACATGGAAACCGCAACCGTTGATGTAACTTACGTGGGTAAGCCGAAAGAGGGCAAACAGTATGGCTTCATCGCATGTGCCGACAAAACAACTTGGCCCGTGAAGGAAGATCGCATCCGCGACTTCCAAGCCGATAACACCTATGAGATTGCGTACACTGAGGCGCCCAACGGCTTCAAGACTATAATCGGGGTCAAGCGCGTTGTGCCGCAGGCTGAGCCTATCAACTATACGCAGCGGCCGGCGGGGCGCACCGAGGGTGTGGAAATCCGGGAGCCTCAGCGCAATGGCGCGACACTGACCACGGCGGCGCCCCAGCCCAAAACACAAGCGCCGCAGAACGGCTACTATCGTCCCACGGCACCGAAGGACAGCGAGCGCATGTGGACCTGCGCCATCCTCGGCCACATCATCGACCGCGGCGCCGTCGAGTTGAACGAGGAAGCCATGATCCACGCCGTCAATCTGTTGCGCGCGGTGTATCAGAAAACCTACGGGCAAGACGATGCTTAAGATCGTGACGGAAAATATCTTCCCACCGATCCCGTCGCGTGCATTCGATTGGTGCGCTTATTACGACGGTATCGAAGATGCCGCCGGCTACGGTCCTACTGAGCAAGCCGCGATTGACGATCTTGTGCTTAATCATCCGATACCTGAGAAGGCATAGACCATGTACGCGATAGTGGACACAGAAACATCCGGGTTGTTCGATTTCTCAAAACCCGCCGACGCCGAAGGCCAGCCGCGCCTCGCACACTTGGGGATGATCCTCGTTGACGCGGACCTGAAAGAGGAAAGCGTTATCGATCTTCTAGTCAAGCCAGAGGGCTGGACGATGCCTCCCGACGTTGCCGCGATCAATCATCTTCCGAATGAACTTTTGTTGGAGAAGGGATTGCCGGTCGCGCACGTGCTGCAAGCCTATACGGATGCTGTGGATTGTGGCCGGATCATCGTCTGCCATAACAGCCAATACGATACGAAAATCATGCGAGGCGAACTGCGCCGCGCGGGCATGGATGACCGTTTCGAGCGCACGCCGAATATCTGCACCATGCGCGCCCTGACTGAGATTTGTCAGATTCCGAAGGCCAGCGGGAAGGGCTTCAAATTTCCGAAACTCTCCGAGGCGATGGCATATTTTCAGATCGAACAGCACGGCGCCCACTCTGCCGGCGGCGACGCGCGATCTGCGCTTGAACTTTTCCGCAAGCTGAAAGAACTTGGCCGCTGCCCGGCGCCAGCCGTGAACTTTGCGAAGGAACGTCCGGTAAGCCCGTCGTTGACCGAGTCCGGTGTTGCCAACTAACAAACTCGCGTGACGCAAACATTATCTGATAAAGCCATGAACACTCGCCCTCAACGCATCCCCACCAAAGACTCGCACCCCGGCGAATTACTCAAACGCGCCTTCAACACAACAAAGAAAATAAAACTGAAAGAGGTAGGAGAACGAGACGAGACCTATCTGAAATTGGTTCGCGAAATGCCATGCCTGAAATGTGGCATGGAGCCCTGCGGCGAAGCCGCTCACATCCGATTCGCCAGCGCCTCTTTCCACAAGCGCAGCGGCACCGGCAAGACGCCGCCCGACAAATTCGCAGTGCCGCTCTGCCGCGCCTGCCATCTGACCGATCGAGACGCCCAGCACAATATGATGGAGCGCGCGTTCTGGAATATGCTCGGCTTAAATCCGCTTTTGGTCGCAGAAAGACTCTATGCGGCGCGCGGAAATTTGGTTACAATGCGCGCGGTTGTTTTAGTCGCAATTGCGTCACGACATTCGACAGGTTAGCAGGGAACGACGATGGAAATCACGGTGCCACTACGCGGCGGAAATACGACCACCTTAAAAGGGTCGGCATATGGACCCTTCCTTATTCATCGGCCGGCTTCTGGCTGGTACGAAGATCGTTGGGATGTAACACACCGCAAAACTGGTCTGCGGTTTCCATGTCGGTTCACAAGTCATGAGAACGCGCGCAAGTTCATGAAGAAAGTCCAAACGATAATGGACTTCGATGTTATCGAGTGCTCAATCCCGTCGGACGGAATGCAAGGAGCATGGACAAAGGGCGAGCCAACGAAAAAACAAAAACAGGCAATCAAGGCTTTGATGGAAAAGTTTGGCGAATAACAACAAGATAGTCGGGAACTGAAATGGCACAAGGTGACGATTGGTCAATCAAGCGACATCACGGACAGCATTTTACAGATGCCGAACGTGAAGTCATCCGCAAGGGATTTTTTGATGGTCGCCCGGCCAAGGACGTGGCTAGGGAGCTTCAATGCTCAACGCGCGTCATCCATACGCACTACGGCCTATACCGTTGTGAGACACCTGTAAGACACAGAACGCCCGCTCAAAAGCCGAAGAAAAGAACGGCCAGCGAGTCCAGGTTTTATCGATCCAACTTCGAGCCGAGCTAACGGCGGCTGATACGGAATTAACACGGAGAACATGAAATGGCTTTTCGCGCCGGCCAAAAAATAGTCTGCATAAATGATACGGGCAACTTTGCGCCTTGGGCGATTGTTGCCGGGGCGTCACTCAATGGCTTGAAGAAGGGCACAATTTATACGGTGCGCGCCATCGGCGACTACGCTGGACAGCCGAACGTGTGGCTTTGCGAAATTACGCGGCCAATTGAAGGGAACATAGGGCGCCGTTACGGCGAAAGCGGCTACGCCCCTCAGCGATTTAGGCTCGCTGCTGAGCGTAAGACCGACATTGCGATCTTCAAGAAAATGTTGGCACCGAAACGCCAGAGTGAACTAGCCGAGTAATGACAGATATGTGCCTGTTTTGGAGGTAGAAAAACACCGTGGGCGAGAACAGCAAAATAGAGTGGACTGTCCACACCTGGAATCCATGGATTGGATGCACTCAGGTCGGCCCGGCGTGTGATCGCTGCTACGCCATGGTCATGATGGACCAGCGCTACGGTCGCGTGACCTGGGGAGCTGGGGAAGATCGCTCGCGAACGTCGGAGCAGAATTGGAAAATGCCACTGCGTTGGGACAAAGCCGCTGCGGCTGCGGGACGCATCGATACCGTATTCTGTCTCTCGCTCGGCGATTTTTGGGACAATGAGGTAAATCCGATTTGGCGGCGGGAGGCAAAGACCACGATGCAAGCCACGCCGCACTTGCTTTATCTCATTCTCTCGAAGCGCATCGGCAACGCGATCAAGATGTGCGACCCGTTATCGGCCAACAGCCCGTTGCCTGACAATGCCGCCATCGGCTCGACGATGGTCACTCAAGAAGAATGGGACCGCGATCTTCCAAAGCTGATTGAGGCAGGCCGCGTGCTTGGTGCGCGCTTCACCTTTGCCAGCGTCGAGCCGATGTTGGAGCGCATAAGGCCGAAACAATTTCCCGATTGGGTAATCGTTGGTGGCGAGAGTGGACGCGAGCCGCGCTATATGCACCCCGATTGGGCGCGCTACATGCGCGACGATTGCGCAAAGGCTGGCGTATCGTTTTTTATGAAACAAATGACCGCGAAGGCGCCGATACCGAACGACCTGATGGTGCGGGAATTTCCGAACAGTTCCCCACATACTTCTGCTTAACAGGGCTTTCCAATGCACCTTATCAGAAACCCCACAACTTTGACGCCACTAGGCATATGGCTCTGGCATCGATGGCCCCATTTCCAAATCTGCCCTCGGGAGGATTTGGTACGACACCCGCATTTCCGATACTGGCGAATCTATGGATTCAAACCGTATTATCGTCTTTGCCTATTAGACATAACGCAGGTGCTAATTGGTGATCGCCACGCTTTTGGCCATTGGCGAGCGACCCATGCCATTACCACGATCAAGATTTGCTATCGGCAAATCTTGCAAGTACGCCGGGGCGCGCGAGCAGAGGAATATATCTGCCAAGTTACGGCGACTAACTGAGGTTTAACAGGCATTTCCGGCTGTAACAATTCGTGATAATAGGGCGCCCTAGGGCTATTGACTTTGCCGCCCTAGGGCGTACCTTAGCCTCAAGTCAAGGGCAATCAGGCCCGGATGGAGAGACAGATGACCAGCATTTATGACCGCTACAATGAGCGCGAAATCGCCGCTTACCGCGAAGGCGAGCAGGAAGCCCGCCGCTTCCGTGCCAATCATGGCGACATCTACCAAGAGCTTTTCAAGGCCGAAACCGACGATTACCAGATTCACGTTGGGTACGATGACGTTGAAATGGGCACCTATATCTCGGTCACCTTCAAACGCCGGCTCGATAAGGATGGTTGCTGCAAAAACGTGATGTTTTCTTGCGGCGGCGCTCGCAAGGCGATTGTTCGGGCGGTGCGGTTTATCGCTCAGCACCCCGTCGAAGAGCCTTATTGCAACGTGGACTATTGAGTTATGACCAAAACAACCCACCGCGTTGCCCTTGAGCGCGCCGACAGGATCATAGAGTGGATGATGAGCTACATCGGGCGCATGGCACCGCCCGACAATGGAATTTTCGATCTTAACGAACATGGCCTCTACATGGAAAGGTTGCGTCGTCAGGAACGAAAGCAGGCGATGAGGAAACCTCAAAAATCGACCGGCGATGCTCGCCCGCTTGATCAAAAACCGGCAGCTTACCTGCCGCCGTCGCGAAGGGCTTGAGCCATGCCCGGCAAAATCCGCACCCGCGATGAAATTATTGCCGAACAAAAGCAGGAATGCAGCTTTTTCGACTACGGCTTCTGTTCGACGCGCGCCTGTCTCATGGGTAGACATCCAAATCGTCAATTTACGGGCTGCCTCGCTTATCAGACGGTACTCGCGCTCAAAGGCGAGCCGATTGAAGCCGTTCCCTATTACCGTATTGGGCGCCCGCGCACTGAGGATGAAGCCAACGAGGCCGCTGACAATGGCCGCAATACGGGTGGCAAATCCTACCCTGAATGGAATACCTACAAGCGCGCGTTTTCGGGGGATTGAACATGACCGCCAAGAAATTCCGCGCAACGCTCGCAAAACTCGAATTGTCGCAACGTGGCGCGGCACGTCTATTCAACGTCAACGAGCGCACGTCACGGCGCTGGGCGCTCGGGGAACTGAAAGTCCCCGACAACATCGCCCACAAGCTGCAAGAGCTTCTCAACGTCCGAACGAGTGCTGAGTCATGAACCTCTCCGCATTGATGGAATCCTACCGCACCGACCCGGTGTCGAACTTCGCCAAGCTCGAATACTGCACGCGGCGATACTACGTCCGGCTCATGGCGCAGATCGAGCGCGACCACGGCGACGTGGACGTGTCGGCCATCAAGGGCCGCACGATCTACGAGTGGCATCAGCAATGGAGCGACGGCGGCCGGAAGGTCTCCATGGGCCACGCCTTGGTCGGGATGCTGCGCACGCTCGCCAACTTCGGTTTCTTCGCGCTCGATGACGAAGCCTGCCAGCGCCTCGGGCTGTTGCTGAGCAAAGGCCGCTTCGCCAATGGCAAGCCGCGGACGGTCCACATTACGCGCGAGCAAGCGACCGCGATTTGCAATGCCGCGCGCCAGCGCCTACCGATGATCGGGCTCGCACAGGCCATCGCGTTTGATTGCACTTGGCGGCAAAAAGATACAATCGGAGAATGGCTGCCGATTGGCGAGCCGGGATTGTCAGACGTTTGTTCGATGCACCCGCGAAAAGGGCCGATGAAGTGGCTCAAGGGGCTGCGCTGGGAAGAAATCGGTGCGGACCTTGTTGTTCACCATGTGACTAGCAAGCGCAAGAAACTGAGTGAACCGGACCTGAAATTGGCGCCGCTAGTTATGGCTGAACTGGAACATCAATGGCCGGGCTGCATTGAACGTCGCGACGATAAGATCATTGTTCGCCGCGATGTGTTGCCGGCGAGCGGCCCCGTCATCATCGATGAATATACCGGATTCCCCTACAAGGCCGACGACTTCCGCGAGGAATGGCGGATCATCGCGACCGAGTGCGGCGTGCCATTGAACGTGCAGAACCGCGATGCGCGGGCCGGTGCAATCAGTGAGGCCATCACCATGGGTGCCCAAGCTGCACACGTTCGCGACGCCGCAACCCATTCCGACGTTTCACAGACCATGGACTACAGCCGCGCCAGCCGGGAGAACACCCATACCGTGCAGCGGATGCGGATGGAAAAGAGCAGCGAGAAGGTGGCGTGATGACGATAGCAAACAAGGCCGACGCGATGATTGAGCTTATGCGCGAAAGCCAGCGCAATAAGTGCTCCGATACAGCCGCAAAGCGATCTGTGAAAGCCTGCCGGATGCTCGGCATCGAAGGCGATGAGATCATTCGGGTACTCCAATGGATTGGCTACTGTCAATCCGACGGAACGCCTTACGGCAAGATCAAGCGCGTTTGGTAGCGGATGCGGATGGAAAAGAGCAGCGAGAAGGTGGCGTGATGAAACAAAAACCAGAATTTGCATTAGCCAAGAAACTACCGGGCACGTCGCAGATGGAACGGGTACGCGCGGCTCGCGCGATTCTTCACAGTCGCGCTGGTTCGGAGGCCCTAGCCTTTCAGGGCTTCATGGCGATCTTTCACCCCGAGGTTTCTACCGACGTTGTGCGGGATGCGGCGCGAGAAATCAGTGATCGAGAACGTAGACGCTGATGCGTCGTATGTCGGGATTTACACAATGATCGCCGCGCTATTCGTTGAACCCAAGGGTGTCTATGCCGGGCTGCCGGACGTAGAACCATGGGACAAGGCGCGCGACGCTCGAGCCTATCCCGGCGCACACCCCGTTGTGGCACATCCCCCGTGCGAACGCTGGGGACGCTATTGGGGCGGTGCGCCGAGCACATGGCCGCGGTTGAAGTTGGGCGACGACGACGGCTGCTTTGCCGCGGCGCTGGCCTCTGTGCGGCGCTGGGGCGGCGTGCTCGAGCACCCGGAAGGAAGCCACGCCTGGCGCGCGTTCAATCTCAATGTGCCGCCTCGAGCCGGCGGCTGGGTCATGGCAGATTGGGAAGGCGGTTGGACTTGCTGTGTCGAGCAAGGCTGGTATGGCCACCGAGCTCGCAAAGCCACATGGCTCTATGCCAACGGCGTCGAGTTACCGTCGCTGCGCTGGGGTTCGGCGCCGGGAGATTTCGTGCGCCTCGATGACGGCTTTCACTCGGCCGAGGAACGCGCTCGAGCGATCAAGACCGGCGCGTGTCAGCGCCTATCGAAGAACCAGCGCGCGGGAACGCCGATTGAGTTTCGGAATTTGCTGATCGAGATCGCCAAACAGGCACATACACGGGGTTAATCGGGGAAACGTGCGATGAGAGAATGGACCTTTGATCGTTTTCGTGACGGCCAGCCGCTTGCGGAAGCGGCCGCTACTCATGCGACATCACAAGCCGAGGCCGAACAAAAGGTCCGTGCCCGATACGCCCGGTTTCGATCATGCGCGCGGGATACTTACGTGCTGCGTGCCGAGGATTAGGATTATGAGCGAGAGGATGACTGCCATCAACCTGCCCGGCCGCTTTGGGTCCGGCTATGCAGATTGGGGACGCAAGACAGTCCCGGAAATGATTGCCCTACTTCGGGACCGAGCCGAATTGATGAAGAGAGACGCGGAAGCAATCTTAGCGGCAAAGGACAGCGATTTTTACGTGCGTACCTATCGTGGCGTCCACGTTCGGCGCGATTTGGAAGTGCTGCAAGGTGGAAGCGGAAAGCCAAAAGCATGACACCGCACGAAATTGAACTTGCGAAGGCGCTCAATCGCTGCTCGGGCTGGGTGGGCGCGCGGTTTATCACCGACGCCGCCGCGACCGCCGACTTGCTTCCGCAGCATGAAATCAGCTTGCGCCAGCGTCACTATCTGGAAATTCTAGCGTGGCGCTACCGTCGCCAACTGCCCTCGCATTTAGTGCCGGAAGCAAAGCCGCCGGGATTGCCAAGGACGCGGAAGGAACCGCGACGCAAAAAGGAAAAGCAGCCTGTGCCCGATCTGTTTTGCGAGACAGCGGAGACGACATGACCGAGCGCGAACGATACCGCCGCCGTCTTATACACAATCTCGGATTCGTTCTTCTGTTCGGGAAAGTGTCGGATGCGGAGTTAATCAAAATCGTCCTTTGGATTAAGGACGAATTGGAAACCGGCGGTTAACAGGACGTTAGCATGGCAAAGATCAGCACAAAACACCTTGAGACTTTAATTGCGTTCTTGGAGAGCGCGCCCGTCAGTCAGCATCACTACCCTCAGGGTGGCCTCACAGACATCTGCCGCCCTGCGTATTTGAGCGTCGCCGACCGCGACCTCATTATTGGAGCACTTCGCCATGCGGGGTGCCGCCGGATAGACACCCATTTCATAGTGACCTGTGAAAGGTGCGGCGAACCAATCAAGGACGGAGAGGGCCATTTCGCCAATTACGGCGAACCGCCCGGTTATGACGTACACAGCAATTGCGTGCCCGACTAACCGCCGAACAGCATGGAGATTTAGATGGCAATCGTCACCGACATGAAGGCTTGGATCGCAAACGCGGAGCGCGCTGGCGACGATAACTACGGGGCGGCAGCGGAGCTTATGCGTGAAGCTATCGAAGTGCTTGAAAATGGCAGCACCGCGACTATCCCGATCAATATGCCAGAGGGTGTCCCGATGATTTCTGGCGAACAGCCCCTCGGCTTCGACAGTGCCGATGAAATCGAACCGGCCTTCAATATGCGCGCTTGGGTACAAAGCGCCTGTGAAGCCAAGGGCGCGAAGATGGTGGGCGGCGGCATCGGCTTTGGACAAGCCGACATCGACATCGAACTTGAAGGTCACCGCTACAATATTTCGATCCGCGCGCTAAAGAAAGCGGCCGATTAACCCGTCCAATGCAGGAACAATCACGATGACCAGCGCCCAACTCGAAATGGCGGCCCAGGCGATAGCAAAGGAACGCAGTTGCGATCTGAGCGATGGCTGTCCTGCACTGGACGGCAGATGCCGCTGCGAACACTATGCGCGTGCTGCCATTCGCGCTACCGAGCGCGCCGCCCTTTGTGAAAATCCAGAGTGATCAGTAGAGAGCAGCTATGACGTATCTCCAAAGACATTTCCCGACAACCGGACACAAGGTATCTTTTGGTTTCGTTCTACTTGCCGGTGGCATTGCGATGCTCTTTGGTGCGCGCGACCTAGCCTCCGGTATTTTCTTCGGGGCTGGAATCATCTGGATTGGCGTCGCATAGGCACAAACATCACATCAACAGCCATGACCAATCAAGCCGCGATCAAAAAGATTATGCAGACCGTCGAAATCGTTGCGGAACGACAACACAATACGTGGGCAATAGGAGCGGGACACCCACAGCAAAAATGGCCGATGATTGAGAAATGGGCAAAAGACCTTTGGCGCAGCCGCGTGACCGTACAAGATATTTGCTCGGAATTGGACGACTAAACCCCCAACAGCAGGCAGAACATGACCGCCGAAGAACTCGCCATCGCACACGCGGAATCCAGAGGGTGGAACGCCGCCCTCGAAGCGGCAGCTACGACGCTTGAACACAGTGCGTTCTATTATGTGCTCGGTGCTGAAACAAAGTTGGTCCCAAGTGAAAGCGGTCAGGCAGCCACGCGAATTTGCGCCGCCGAAATCAGGAAGCTCGATAAATCACTTCCAGCAATAGGCGACTGACGATGACTATGTCGAGAAGCGAAGAAGACTTGATCCGCGATGCCCATCCGCGCCCTTGGGATTGGACATGGGTGGGCACTAACGCTTCCGGCGGCGGCGACATTTATTTGACCGATGCGACGGGGCGCAAGATAGCGGCCATATGGGGCAAGGCTGTCGAGAAAGAGGCGGCGGCTGACTTAATCATTAGCCTTGTGAACAATGCTGGTCCGTTTTGAAAACGACATACGCCGAGATAGGCGGGAGAAATTCATGAACCAAAAACAGATCGATCTAGCCCGGCACGCGCTCGGCCTTCCAAATAAGCGGAATCGTTCGTACCGCAACTATTTCACTGCCGGTCCTGGCCACAACGACTATGACGAATGGACGGCCATGGTTGCCCTTGGCGACGCTGTGCGGCGCGAGAAACCGAAGGGCCTAGGCGGCGATGATCTTTTCTGGCTCACTCTTGATGGTGCGCGGCAAGTGTTGCGCTCGAAGGAAACGCTCGACCTTGACGACTTCCCCGCTTCGCTGCGGGTGGCGACTGTTCCCTGAACAGCAGGAAGAACATGCCGAGCAGAGAAGAAATATGGGCTGCTGTGGACTGCATGGAGCAGTTCATGTTTGCCCCGCACGAACTGCCACTCGATGCCGAGCTTCACGAAAAATATTGCCAGATGGCAGAACAGGCGTTGATCGTAGCCGAACACGAGCGGTGGAAAAAAACTGTTAATGAGCAGGATGTCGGGAGCGGCAAATGAGCGACGCTAAAGAAATAGAACTATGGATTAAGCTCCACGCCGCTCTATGCAAGAGGAAGTGGTTTCGCCACGCAATGCGCTTCCTTGACGACAAACAGGAGAAGGCACTCATGGACGAGGCCATTAAGATAATCAAACGATCCGGTGCGTTTGCCGAGAAATAAGCGATTAGCCGATTATACCCATGAGCGAGCACATCATCACCGAAGTTATGTGTCCAGCCGCCCCAGTGAAACTCCGTCATTATTTTTCGCCGGGTCATTGGGAACTACGTCTATATGACTTTTGGGTTATATCTGACGCTCACGATGGCGTCGTTGAAAATCGCGGAGAATGGCGCCCACACAAGACGACTAATGGCCAATATGCAGGGGAATGATGATGGGCGACCACCGGGTCAGCATCAAGATTGAATTTTCGATGCACGGCCATGAGGTAAAGCACGATTGCAATCTTAATTGGAGCGACAGCATCCCCGAACGCTTCGCAAAATGGATTGAGGACCAGCACGGAAAGGCAATGAGCCTTTGGTATGAAGCTGAGTGGGATGCTGAAGATCAGCGTAACGCTGAGATTGAGCGACAGGAACGAGACGATTTAGCGCGCCTCAAGGCAAAGTATGAACCGGAAGCGAAGGCCGGTTAACAAGAGAACTGTCGGGAGAATACCATGGACAATCAAACAGCAATAGCCGGGTTTGATGCCGGATGGAATGCAGCGATAGAGGAAGCAGCCAAGATCGCGGCGGCTGACATTGAATACACGACGATGGAATTGACAGCCATGCGCGGCAATAAGAAGGTGCCACATCGTCGCGTTGCTCAAGGTAGCGATAAGCACGCGGAAGCAATCCGGGGATTAAACAAGAGTTAGTAGGATGTGCGAACGCTGCGAAGAACTAATCGAAGCCCTACAGCGCATTGTCCAATGGGCCGATGCTTATCCTATGGACGTTTTTCATGAGCCTTCGCCAGAAGAATGCCACCGGGCGCACCAGCTACTCACGGCCAACGGAATGACACTGGACGCCTTTAGTGCGAGCATGGGGAGGCATTGCCTCAAGGGCATTCGCGACATCGCCAAGGGCGCATTAAAGACAAGTTAGCAGGAGGCTAGCCTATGTTCCAGATAGGGCAAAAGGTGGTTTGCGTGAATGATGGGCCGCCCTCGCGCTGCGGGGAGGTCATCAACGGCTACACCGTTATCAACGAAATGGATGGTCTAAAGAACGGCGCAGTTTATACCATCCGTGGATTTGGTATCTGCTGGGACACGCAGCGTCCCGGATTATTCCTAAATGAAATCGTTAGGCCGCTTGATTACGATGGCACCGAAACACCGTTCGATCGAAGGCGTTTCCGGCCGGCCGTACAGCGCAAGACTGATATTTCGATCTTCAAGGAAATGCTGGCACCGAAACGCATTCGCGAACTGGTCGACTAAAGCAAGATTAGCCGCCGCCTACTCCCGAAACGCAATCGCCCCGCGCACGGACAGGCATCGCGTCCGTACCGTCCCTCCATCGTTTCCCGACCTGACCATCCACGCCCCGCCCTCACAATCGCCGCTGACGATCTTGCCGACGTGGTGCGGCCACACTACCACCGCGCCGACATGCGCGTGCGTAGGGCTTCCCCAGCGCGTCCAGGCCCTAGCCAAGTTGAACCCTGGGCCAGGATCGATTGCGACCTCATGGCGCATTTGCCAGCCGCACCATTGGTGGGGGCGATGGTCCTTGATAGGTGTGAAAGCCGCGAAAGCGGCGGTTAGGAAGGCCGTTACCCTGTCCATTACTGCCGCGTCGTATTGTCCACCCCACTGCCGGCGGCGTGAACGGAATTCTCGTAGCTTGCAGTCAGATGGTTGATCTGTTCGATGATCGAAACCTGTTGGCCGTTACGCATGGTGGCGATCAGGAGTTGGTTTTCGAGACGGTTAATTTGGTCCTGACGCTCGCTGAGTCTCGTGTTCATAATTGCAGCATCGGCTTTCAGCACTTCAACTTCTTTGGCCAGTGCATCGCGTTCCTTGCGGACATTGGCCATGCCTTGGGCCATGTCGAGAACTTCCTGGTCGTATTGGATGTTTGCCGTGCTCATTATCTTAGCCCTCCTGTTGAGTTGGAATCATAGGCGAAGGAAAGAAGGTAGGCAAGGTTATCCGGGTCACGGTCTCTAGGTGCCGGTTGAGAAGACCGGATGTCGGTCACCGTTTCGTATGCGCGGGCTGATCGACAGAAAACCCGGCAGCGGCCTTGTGGCCGCCGCCACCAAATTTCCGCGCCACGGCGCTTACGTCGAAATCGCCGCGAGAGCGTAGCGAGTATTGCCAACGGCCGCCTTCGGCCTCGAAGTAGCAAGCCCCGAAAGTACCGTCGCGCTCAGTCAGTTCGCCCGCAACTTCGCTTGCCGCAAAATATGGAGCGTTCGCGATCCAGATATTTTGCCCGTCGAGTGTGGCAGCATATGCACTCTTCTTCAATTCTTCGACGCGCAAACGATAGTAGCGCTGTATCGCGCCGCCTTCCGCGATCAAAGATTGAGCACCTGAGTCAACGAGTTTGTCCCAGATCAAAAAGTCTTGCGGATAGGAACGCAGCGCAATCGTGAATTCATCGCCACACGGGAGCGCCTTGCGCCATAGATCGCGGTCTTGCACATATTCGATGAAGTCGGGGCGCGAACCACCGATGAAATAATCCCACGCCATTGCCGCACCGCTGCGGTTCATGTCGAACAGCGCAAACATATTGTTTCCCGAGCCATCAATCGCCGCCGCGCCGCGCCAGTCGATGAAATCCGGCGCGGGCGCGATATCCGCCAAATCTTCGGCCGCTGTCTTGTGATGGTCCAGGATCAAAATCGAATTGGCTGACCTGGCCATCGCGTCAAGTATGGGGCGTTTGTAACTGAAATCGACAAACACAACGTCGCGACCTTCATGCGGCGGCGGCTCTTTCTGATAAACGCCAGGATAGAATTCGACGCTATCGCGGAATCTCTTGCGCACGACCCATGCCGCCGCAAAGCCATCGTCGCAAGCGCCGTGATAGATGCAAAGCGGTTTCATGTTTGCTCCCGATGGAAAGGTGACCGAGTCCGGTCCCTCAGCCCGAAGGACCTATCGTGAAACAACCTGTTGACAAGCTGCACATATAGATTCAGACTTGGCGGGTGAAGTCAAGTTGCTTTCACGCAACCAACGCGGGGTATCTGCATGTAGGATCACTCAACAGCAAACAATCCCGAACTTGTGAGAAGACTATTTCGATACGAAGGGGCGTCGTTTCTAGGAAGGAACGGCGCTCTTACTTTTAGAGCCTTCCCGCCAAAACCAGAATCAAGATGATGACGACGATCAAGCCCAACCCGCCACCGCCGTAGTAGCCGGTGCCGTAGAATGGGCCGCCACCAACGCCGCTGAATCCACCCAACAAGGCGATGACCAAAATAATGAGCAGAATCGTTCCGAGAGACATGCTATTTCCTTTCCGGGTTTAGCGTTTCGTTCCAGCCGTCAAGGCTTTCAGATCGGCAATACCTTGTGCGGCATAGTGAGAATCATCTTCGACGTGGGTTAGCCGGGCAACCACTATGGCGAGTTCAGCCTTTATTTCGATGTTGCTCGCTTGCAAGTCGGTCAAATTTTGTCTCATTAACATATAGCCACTGATAAAGCCGCCCAAATAAACTACTATCCCAAGGACAGAAGCTACAGCCGCAATCGTGGCTGCGTTTATGCGGTAGGATCGGCGACCGCCGTTTGTTGTTGATCCAACATCGATCACGGTTTTACCTCGCAATCCGTGATGATTTTTTGTTGTTCTTTGCTGGCAGACCGAAACGCGCGCTCATATCTTTCCGGCGAATGGGATTTTACCCATGCGTTTATTTCTTCGCAATCCGGCACCATCGAAGCTGGGGAGTGGTCAGGCACATGACGATGTAAATGTTGCGGATGGTGCTGCCACGGCCACAAGTACGTCTGCGCAGCGAGTAAAAGAATGATCGCGCGCATCAATGCCCCGCGTTGATCTTCGCTTGCATGTCGGCAATCTGTCTCTGCAAATCGTCAATGCGTTGTTGCACAGTCGCGCTCGGAGCCTTCGCCATATCCTGTTGTGCGGCGTAGAGCGAACTTTGAAGCTGATTGAGCGTCAGGATATTAATCGCCTTACTCGTATCGGCCTGAATCAATTTGACCGGATCGACCTGCTCATGAACGTAGGACTTGCTCGCGGCTTCCGGCAAGCCCATAGCCTGCCACGCTGGCGGCACGGCTACGATGGCGGTTGCTGTCGCTGTAATCAGCGCGAGAAAAGAGGTCAGAGTTTTGCGGAGATTGGTCCCCCAAATCGTTATCCAAAACTGATTCATGGTGCCTCAGTATCGGTTGAGAGTTTCTAGACGCCTGAAAGTACCATGACTTAAGTCTGTTCCGGTTATCCATAAGTACCTGTAGGGGAGTCTTGCACAGTACGAAAGTATGGGGGAGCATTGGCGCTCGCCCCATAAGTCTGGGAGGAAGTTCAAACGCACGGTTACATCACTTCAACGCCGCCGTGACCGGCAGCGCAAAATCGACACCGGCCAGATACGTCTTGTTCTGGCTGATGCTGGGGTTGATGCCGACAGGGCCGCTCTTGCCGAACAGGTTGGTAAATTCCAGGTCTTTCGTCGTGAAGTCAGCCGACGCCCATAGTTTGATCGCGCCGCCGTTCGGCTTTCCGGTAGCGGTGAGAGTGGGGTAAATGAACTGCGTAATCAGCCCCGGAGCAACAGCGGTAGTTGTGCCACCAGCGCCGCCGAACTGACCGCCGAGCCCAAACTCGCGGACTTGCACACCGAGACACTGCTTCGGGACGCCGACCTGCACGTTGGCCGGAAGCGAAGGCGTCCAAGTCGGCCAAGAGATACCGAGATTGCCGATGACGGATGTGAGCGCGGTAACCACGTCGGCGCCGACGCAGGCATCTTCCGTCACAGACCAGCGGCTCCAAAAGCTGGAGCTACCACCAGGAACACTCGTTCCGCCTTGGATATTCTGGTACGCGGCCTTTGCTTCGAGCAAATACCAATTGCCGAAACCAAGGACATTGGTGTTGCCGTGGATGTAACCGCCGCCAACTTCGACGCCGCCACCGGACGCATTGACGTTCGAACTAATGAGGGCGGGAACGAGCAACGTGTTCCCGTTCGTACTGGCGTTATCAACGCCGGCATAAGTGCCGAGTTCAATAATCCAGCCCGACGCCGACCAGTTGTAAAGCTCCTGGTCAGACACGGGGGGCGCCTTCAACGGCATATCGGCCGCCATCACCGCCGTAGAACTCAGGAGCGCAAGCGCCCCGAGGATTCCAAACATCTTGCGCATGGTGTTCTCCTTGTTTGAAGTTTACGCCATACGCCTAACAGATAAAGTTGTGTCCTGCCTGCAACACCACAGATTAAGATTGAGTCTTGTTTGTGTCATTCCAGATAGGAGAAGTCCTTGGCCTCACGGAAAGTCACACGGTCTTTGTTGGTTGATGTGCCTGCACCGTCTTTGCGATGGCCATGAAGTTCGGCACGAGCGCAAGCAGCGTTGCGATTCCGATCTTGGCGATAATGGCCTCCACATCGGGACCATTATTCGAGGCTATTTCGGCCATGAGTTCTGGCGTCATGCTGCCACCTTCGCCGCCACGGCCTGAGCGGCTTGGATCGTAGGGACCACTTTATCGCTCGGTGCAGCCGACGCCTCTGCCGCCGTGGTCACAATGGCTTTGACGGAAGGATCAGCCGCCGCGCTCGCCAAACGGCTCTGCGTGGTCATGCCCATGCCGCTCAAGGTGCTCATGATGGCCGAACCAACAAATGCGATGATGCCGCACCAAGCCGTAACCTCCTTGATGTAATCGGCAGGGATGGCGTTGGTGAGCACAAGCGAACCGCTGCTCACCCCGATAGCGATAGTCACGACAATACTGATCCAGAAGCGAACTGTCGGATCGACGTGGGGCATGTGTTTCTCCTAGGTTAGAATGAATATGCAACAGCGCAGAACACAGCGATTGCGACGGCCACCATAACACCGCCGAATGCCGCTTGACCGTATGTGCTGCGGATCATGTTAGCCACAGTAACCCAAGCACGATAGCCGCCGCAGCGATGGCGATTGCTATTCTGTAGCCGAGGCTGATGTTCATGACCGAACCTCGATGGTCACAATGGCGATGACCACGCCGGGATCGTCGAACCAACGGCCGGTCATGCCGTAAGCTCCTTATCAATCGCGGCCCATGTCGCGGGACCAGGAATACCATCGACGGTAAGCGGCGGACTGTCGGGATCGACGTTTATCGCGTGGAATATCTTTGCTTGGAACCATTTGATGGCAGCTTTAGTGAGGTCGCCGTATTGACCGTCAACATCGAGCGGCGGGGTGTAGCCAAAATGGTTCAGCGCGAGTTGCAGATTTTCGGTCGTATGCAATCCGACAACAGGAACGGGAGGGGGTGGCGGCGGGGGCTCTTGCTTGGCGGCTTCCGTCTCAAAGACCTGCCGCCACGCCTCGGCGCCGTCATGGCCGCCAGGACCCCCACCCCAATCGTTGAAAACGTTGCCGCCAATGACAAGGTGAGGCAATCGCCGTCCATTGGGATCGGTCGGTAACCCCTGGTCGGTGAAACCCTGTATCATATTGCTGCCAGCAAAAACGGTGGTGATCGCCGCTTCCATCCTTGCCTGCAAGGGCGGATCGGCGTGGAGTCGCGCGATGGTCCGCGGATACATTCCGCGATTGTATGGACCGTAGAATCCGCTGTGCAGCATCCCCCGAATTGTCTGGGTGTGTCCGCTGGATTTGACGTAATCCGTCCGGTTGAACAGGCTTTCCAGGCACGGCACAGGATTAGTTTCATCTTCCGTAATCATCATGGCGCACACTTCGTCGTGAATAGCCGAATCGGCCACTTCCGCCGCGAATTGTTGGCGCCGCTGTGCGATGTACGGGTTATTCATTTTTGCTCCACACTCACGGCTTCAAAAACCAAACATAATACCCATGAGCAACCGACACACTCAGAACCAAACTCGCCGCGCATCCAACAAGCAAAATGAACCGCTGAAACCCCGTCAACTTTCCCTCAAGCGGATCGTTGACCGAGTCCGGTCTTCCAGTTCGCGGATGACTCGCGTGACCAAAATGCCTCATGAATTGAATCTTTGCGTTTTGGTTCTGGACTCGACAAGCTGCTCCGCGCCTTCCTCAATCTGACTGGGCACGTCATCAACAAACAATTCCCGCCGTAACAACTTTGCTGCACGTCTGCCTATCTCGGGAGCACCTTCAATCCCACACCACGGCCCCAACGCCCACCGCTGTTCTGTAGGCAATCCCTTATTGGCTATCACCAAAACCGCGCCGTCAACCGATTTGTCGAAGCCTACCCACAGCGAGAGGACAGAGAGGGTCATGGGATGGTCCTGATTCTTTGATGTAAGAAACCCTGACTCCGCACCTAACCTTTCGTCAAGACTTCGGCCCCTGTTTGCGCAGATTATTGACGATTCCCACAAGTTGATCGCCGGACATCGGAGCCCCAAAACGGCCACGGCCGAAGAATTGGTCTGCGTCGATTTCAGTTGAGCGCCTGCGGCCTTTGCGCGGGGCGTCTTTTGGTCCCCAGTAACAGACAATTTCGATAAGTGATGGCCACGTTTCGTCGGCCTCGATGGATTTGACGCGCGATAGATCACCTGAAAGTTCTGGTCTAGGCATGGTGTTCCTTTGCGTTTTTGTTTGACTCATTCTCGCGCGGAATATTTTTAGACTCAGCGCGGTCACCCAGTCTCTTCAACAAAACAGCCTCGTTGTGAGGATAGGGTTTTTTGTAGAGGTCCGGCGGAGGTCGCTTGGGATGTTCGTGTTCAATATGCGACAACAGACCGTCCATTACTTCCTCGTAATGGTCCCAATCCAATCCATGCGCCTTGACCTTTGCCCGCTCCGCTGCTGTACCATTCTCGACATGCGCTTTCTCGTAAGGCTTGCCGGCGCGCATGGCTTTGTGTTCTTCGCGCTCGTGCTCCGCAAGAAATTCCGCAGGGTCTATCGACTCGTAACCTTTCCCGTTCGCGCGTTTGACGGCTATTCGCTTGGGAACGCGGCGGTCGATGTAAACAGTTTTGTCGTCGTTCGATGATCCGGCGAGATAGGGCACGTCGTAACTGCGGTTGATGCTTGTGGCGCCGTCGATCCTGCCACCCGTTGCCATGCCTTGCTGGTTATCCCCGAAGTCCGGTTGATGGTCCACCGGCACCGTCGAAAAATGCGAAGCCCCGCCTGCGACCAGACCAGCCAAGCCGTATTTCTTCACGATGTCGATTAGCTTGTCGTTGAATACGACGTAGTTGCGGGTCTGTGTTGCGGGTAGTCCAGCCTCGTATGCCGCCTTCGCCTCGGCTTCGTTTTCAAAAAATTGGTTTGGCCCGTTTGGCGCATGACCAACCACCCATTTGCCGCTTACGCTATCGCTAGGGGGCAGCATCCGCCAACCTGCATTTGCCCGCGATCCTTGATCCAGGTATTTGATGCCGGGGATGCCGGCATCGCGTAGACGCTGCGCAACAGTCTCATCGTTAAACGCTATGAATCCGTTCTTAACTGCCGTTCCCGCCTGCGCCTTACCAAACTGATTCCACACTCGTTCTGCTTTCTGCGGATCGTATTTGCCATAATAGTCAATCCCCATCGCCTGCTTAACTTTGTCTTGAATTTCAGGCGGATGCTCACTCAGCGGCTTATCCCAATCGAGGAAATGTTCGGGGTCGGCGTTGATGTTGACTTCGTACATTTTGCCGGGATCGTAATTATTGATCGCCTGCACTTGCGGATGACTGTCCGGCAGCTTTTGTTTCAATTGTCCTTCCAAGTCGGCACGCGCCGCCGCCTTGTCGAAGTTGTTTTGCTGCAAATAGTACAGCGCCGTCTTGGCCTCGGGACTATCGTTTACATTGGCAAGCGTAGACAGTTTGCTCTTATAGTCCTGAGCGGTTGCCGGATTCTCCGCAAAATACAACCCATGCCCGTAAGCCTGTGCACCCTCTCCGGTTCCTATCTTGGACAGGTCGAATTGGTTGAAGTCGTAGGGGGAACCGTGAAAAGCACGAATAGCTTTTGTTGCCGCTGGCGCAATATCGGAAGCGACTTCGCTCGCAACCTTCGCCTCCGGTCCACCCGCAAGCATCGGCAACGCCCCAAGCGCGAACATCTGCGCTTCCTCTGGGGTCATTTGTCCGCGTGCCGCTTTGACTGCCTCCGTGACTCCGGTTACGTCGCCGACTGCACTTGCGACCTTCCCCGGCATTGCCGAAATATCGCCCATGACGTTGGGCTGTTGCACGGTCTGTCCGGCCTTGGGGACAGGCGCGTCGGCAAATTGCGGCTGGTGATCGACCGGGACTAGGTCGTAAGCGGCAGGAAGATTTGCATCATCGTCGGCCATGCACCCAAACCCTCAGTCTAGTCACCCAATCTCAGAGGATAGTTGACCGAGTCCGGTCTGTCAGCCCGAAGGCCCTCTCGTGACGCAAATCCTTAATGTACGACTCTAGGTACGACCATAAGGAACTTTCCCGGCCTGTGAGGGTCGTGGATATAGAGCCTTCCATCATTTGCCCGCCTTGCCAAGCCGGGATTTCCCCTATTTAATAGTCCTTTATGCCCCGATTCACCCCCCACCTGACCGCCCGTGGCGCGCTGTTGGTCTATGCGACCGCCTGTATTTTCTTTCTGTTCTGGCCCTGGAACGTTTTGCTGCTGTGGCTCGGCGCCCAAATTGCCTGGAAGCTGCATCGGCGGCACATTGGGAGCGCGCTGGGCGCCTATTCTGGCGGCAACCCTGGAACCCAACTGCCGCAGCCCATCGGCTACCCGTTGGTTCTTGGCGGCGATTTGCAGCCCCCGCATAAGCTCATTCGGATCGTCGGAAGCCAAAAGCCCCGCGACCCGAGCCGCGGTATTCCGGTCCACATAGCCCAGCGCCGTCTTGGCCCCCGTCAATAGCCCGTGCCGGACCAATCCGGATGCCCCTGCACCGGCCCCAGCGCCCGCCGCCAGTGTGCCGTATTCGAGGGCTTGCTTAGGGTCACCCGTCAGCGCCAGCCCACCCACGCCGCCGGCAAGCCCCGCCTCCATCATTTGCCGAACGGTTGTCGAATTTCCCAAAGCCTGCCGCGCTGCATCGTAAATCTTCTCCCGCAGGACAAAGGCCCCCATCGTATCCACGGCCTGTGGCCCCAGCACGGCACCCACCCTCGCGCGTTCCTGCGGCGAATTGAAAATCCTCCCTGTGACGTTCTGACTATCCCCCAGATTTTCGGCTTTGCGAGCTAGGGCGTCCGCGTAGGACTCTTGGAACATTTCACGCTCGGCAGGCTTCATCTGTGCCATGGTGCGCTGTAAATCGCGCACGTCGCCTTTGAAATTGATCGCCTGCTGTCCGGCTTCGATAGCGTTATTGCCCCCGAAATACTGAGAAGCGATGCCGCGAGCATCGGCGAATTGAGGGACTTGCTTATCAAGCTCGGCCTTCAACTGCGCTTCGAGTCCGCCGTACAGCGCCGCGTCGGTATTGTTGCCTGCGCGCCGCGCCTGCGCAGCCATGCCCGCGAGATTGCGCGACGCATAATCCCAGAACTGCAAATTGGGGTAGGGCAGCATTCCCTTACCTGGCAGAAATTTCAGTTGCCCGTCAGGTGTGACATTGACGGGAGGATTCATAGCCCCGAATCCATCCTTCACCTGAAAATCCTGCCAGCGATTCACTGCGCCGCGAATCGCGCCAGCAACACTAGGCGCCGACGACAATCTCTCCAACTCAGGTGACCAGATAGGACGATCCCCGGCGTTATAAGCCGTGCTATACGCGCCACCACGCTCAAGATCGTATTCGGCCTCCAACTGCGCCTTCGTTTTTGCTGTATTCGCCCCACCATCAACGAGGCTGCGAATCGTCATGCCCGCGCGATCATTCTGATCCGCATAGCGTTGGGCAATGACACTGTTCAGTTCCGCGCGCCCTTCCGGAGAAGTGTTTGCGGCTGAACGCATGAGGGCACGAGTCGTCTCCCCGCCCATGTCGGCGAGCATCACGGGATCGCCCGCTGCCTTACGCTCGGCCCATTGTGTCGGTGTCAAACCTAAACTCTTGCCGGCCGCGACTTGCGGGTAATCTGTAAAAAGAGCGCCAGCAACGCGCCGCGCGGCTTCCTGCGCAGGATCAGTCCATCCACGAACAGCCGACGCAATGGGTTTTCCAATATAACCATAAGCCGCAGACCCAAGGCGCCCCAAAGCCGTGCCGCCTAGCTCGCCGCCCGCGCCACCTAACGCGCCTTCGACCGCGCCAACGCCGGCACCGCCGACCGCACCCGTCAAACCATTTTGCTCCGCACCCTGTGACGCCCCGCTCGCCGCTCCATATCCAGCGCCTACCTTCGCGGCCTGTCCCAAGCGCGCGGGCAACGCCGCACCCGCTACAGCTTCCGGCCCCAGCATAAACATCGAAGCCCCAGCACCGGCCAAATCCCCCGCACCATAAGCAAAGGGATGAGCAACTTGCATGGCTTGTTGTCGCTTCTGAATCTCGGCAATCGCACGGTCATATTCGGCGCTTGCCGGTCCCGGTTGGCCGGTAAGATGTTCGTAAGCCAGACGCGCCGCACCAATGGCCCCACGAGCCAAGGGGGCAGAAAATTTAGGAAGTCCCGACGCTTCCCCCGCCGCCCCTAATTGATCACTCCATCCAGCCGACATGCCGTGAAGAATACCGGACGCCGCCGATTCCAACGTACCCGGCGATTCTACTCCACCACCTTGCGGAGCCGGAGGCGCCGATGCTTCACTGGGCAACGCAAAGGGCGCGGGAGCATCACTCGGCAAAGTAAAATCATCGGCCATCACTGTGCCCCAAGCAACCGCGCCGCAGTGCCGGCGCCGTATTTCCGATCAATCGCCGCCGCAGCCGCAGGATTGGCAGCATTGGCTTTAAGTGCAGCGGCATCGCGCGGGTCAACCGATGTAGTAGAGGGCGTCCCCTTTTGTGCCGGTGCCTCTCCACTCAATCGAGCAATCGTAGCCTGCGCATGAGGCGAAAGCATCGTCAACGGATCGCGCGTCGTCCCCATGCCACGATTGTATTGATCCCCCACGGATTCGATACGGCTGCGTAGCAAATCGACAGCCGCCTTCGTTGCGGCATGAAGCGCCGCAGGCGAATCTGCCTGATTGATTGTTTGCTCCCACCCGACAATGTCGTGAACGTTGCCACCCGATCCACGGAAGGCGCGAGTCAATTCATCGGTTACGGCTTGTTTAGCCGCCATGAACCGCTTTTGCGATTCCTGGAAAGATTGATCGCCCATCGCGAACTTGGCGGACTGTAATGTGGGATTAAGCCAGCCAAACCGCGTATTACCAAGATCGTCAATCGTCTTATCGAGCGTATCAAGATGACCGATGGCGGTATTGAACGATGTGATATTTTGAGCCGACTTTCCCGCAACAAAATCTGACCGCGTCTTCGCCCGCGCATTGTAGTTCACGGCATCGAACGACGGATCGTACTGAGAGACAAGCCGCAGCATGTTTTGCCAATAGGGCTTCGACAAAGCAAAGCCGGTCGGAAACGCCATACGGCCTTCGTCAAGTGCCTTGACCTGTGAGGCTACGTTCGGATCGAGCGCCGCCAGAATTTCCGGCTTCACGTTGTCGGGAATATCTCCGCTGACGGGCGTCGATTTAGCCGGCAGGCTTGCATCATCGCTATTCGGCACAGCGGGCGCCGTGGGCGCGGCCGAACTGACAGGCGCGCCGGTCCCCATCGGCGTGCCATGAGGCGCACCATATGAGGCTGGATCGATACGCCGGAACCCTCCTGGCGCGGTCGGATCGCGGACGGCATAAATATCCGTGCCCGTGGACATATCGGTGCCAACTTTGACGGGCTGTAAGTTTTCACGCTCCAAGTTGCGCTGCCGGAATTCAACTTCGGCCTGTTGTGCTGGCGTCATCTTCGAATACAAATCGGACTCGCGCTTCGTCTCCAACGCAATCCGATCCTGCTCCGCCTTCGCCGCCTGATTCAACTGCTTAACTTTCAGGTCAACGTCTTGTTCTTTGTTCTTGAGACCACTATAAGCAGATAATCCAGCCAGCCCACCTTCACCAATCGCCGTCCCGAGAAACGGCGAGCGCGAAGCCATCATGCCAAGCCCAGCCGCAAGCAACGCACTCTTGGCGTCGGGCGACATCAGCCCCAAGCCAAAATGTATTCCACTCTTTTCCTCATCCCCAGCGCTCCGCGCCGCTTGCGCAGCGTTGACCGAGTCCGGTGGTGCAGCAACAGAAGCGTTGCGTGACCCATCATCTTGAAAGGCCATCGCCGACGTTCCAAGTCCAGCCTGTTGCTGTGGCCTTCCGGTTATCTGCGGCGGCACACTATCGTTATCAGCCTGATCCGTCGCCGTTCCACTCGCTGTCGAAGACGACGAGTGTTGGGGCACATACGGAGAATTAAGTCCATACGTCTGAAACTTTACAATATTTTCAAGCGGATTCGCTTCACCGGAACTATTATTATAAAGCCCCGCAGGAACCGGCGGCTGCACAAAACGGTCGGACGGAAAATTTACCACGTCGCCGTCGCTGTCATCGCCACCACCAGAGGCAAACTTTCGACGTGGCATGAACGACGCCATGCCTAAACCGGCACGCACGGGAGCGCCGCCGCGCCGCAGATGAATCCTTCCCCCACGATTTGCGAGTGCCAGCATCGGCAACATTTCGGCGACATCGGCCCCGGCACTTGCCACACCTGCAGCACCTGCATCCGCAGCCCCCGCGCCAGCATCGGCTAAACCCGAAACACCATAATCGCTCGCGTCCAAACCGGGCAAAGGACTTGATGCACTGCCTCCCCAAGCATCGCCGCTGAGCGCGTTGCCGCCTCCATAGCTTGGGCTTCCAGGCATCAAATTGCCGAGCACGGATTTTCCTTTGCCTTGTAATCCACCCGCGAGATTTGACGCCTGTGCTGCCATCTGCAATGGAGATTGCACGCCGCTTTGTGCTCCGGCGGTTCCAGGAGGCTTGGGAGGTCCACTTCCTCCCGTGATTGATACTTGTGGCACCCACCCAATTCCCGCCGAGCCATAGGGCAACGCTGCACCGCCGCCATCGTAACTTTTGACGCGACCACCCTCTTTCAAAAACATTCCCGCGCCAGCCAATGCGAGACCGGCATATTGCGCCGTCTGATTCGGTGCGGGCGCGGTCGTTTGACTCGTGCCTCCCATCTGAGAACCAACTCCGCTCGCCAAGCCAGCTTCCCATCCAAGCGTCGCAAACGGATACTGCATCGCCTGCATATATTGCTGATAGGCCGCCGTATCCTGAGCTTGTTGTGTTTGTTGTTCGAGCGTACCGGCACCGACTTGCGCGTTTGCTCCGGTCAGTCCGGCATTCTCGATAGCATTTCCCGTGCTGGCGATTCCATAAGCAGCCTGTTCCGGATTCTGTTGGAACTGCTGCCCCGCCGTTTGTAGAGCTTGCGCGTAGCCCTGATTTTCCAAACCAGCTATAACGGGTGCTTCCTGTGCTTGCTGTTGTCCCGCAAGAACAGATTGAGCGACCGCCGTTCGGTCACCACCAAGCGCCCCCTGCGCGGCGGCGTTGCCCAAAACCTGCTGCTGCTGCATCGCGTTCTGATTATTGAACTGCTGTTCCGTCGCATTAACGACGTTCGCTTGATAAGGACTATAATATTGTTGAATCTGCGCCGCCGTGAGCGGATTCGCCGCTCCCTGCTGCAATCCCTCCGCAGTCTGCAAATAAGGAACGCCGGCCGTCGCGTATTGGTTGACCGTCCCAATGCCGGTTTGTTGCTGCTGATTGACGGGAGCAACAAGTTGTCCCCCATAGGGATTGTAAGGTGTCGCCGCAACCTGCTGTGCTTGATTCAGGATGTTGGAATAGGCCGCCGCCGCCTGCGGGTTTGGCGCGGTTGAGGTTGAAGTAGTATTACTGCCCTTGCTCATGCGTTACCCGCCATCTGTAACGGCATCATCATCGTGGTCGCAACGGCAGTCGCCAATTGCGCCGCAAGGCCGTTTTCTTTTTTAGATTCGCGACCGCGCGTATGAATACGCCACAGGTCCATGCTCTGCGCGCGTTCAAAATATTCAGGCGGAGCACCGTGGACAAAAAATGCGCCTGACGGCATCCCAAGACGGCGACGATAGAGCCTCACCTTGGCTTCCATTCTGCTCCCGGTCAGTACACCGATCACGAGAGGAATGTTCAATTGTTGCTGACAATGGATAGCATAGCGCAGCAATGTATCAGCGTAATTTGTTTTTCTGAATTCCGGCGCGATAAAATTGAATAACTCTTCCAAATGAAATTGCTGGGTATAATAATATCTCGTTATCAACAAATAGAGCATCGCGCGAAGATCGCCGAGGGGTCCCTTTATTAGACCGATCACGCCTTCCTTATTCTTGACCGCGCGGTTGAATGTCTCGCGCACACAATCTTCATCAAGGTCAAACATCCCATTCTCATGATGCATGATCTTGAACAGCCGCATGAACTCCGGCAAGTCCGCGAGCGTCGCTCCGATAACTGTTGGATTCTCGTTCATGATTTTGCCGGCGGCGGGAGGCCGCGTAAGGTTTTGATGTGGTCCTTACGCACTTGCATCACCCAAGCGTCCAATGTTTTGTGAGCATGTTTCAGGTCGGTTGTTTTTAGAACCTTCATGATTGCCTCGGGAGGCGCTGCAAATTCCCCGCCGGCAACTACAATAGGAACGGGCGTTCCGGTCCCGTCACCACGCGCACCACCTTTGTCCCCCGGAATACCCATCGGGCGCGGCGGTTTAGGAAGCCCCATGCCGCGCGCCATCTTAGGCCCCGCACCACCAAAAGGACCACCCGAACCAAATCCCATGTTTGAAAGAATCTTCATTCCCGCTTGACTATTATTCTGACCTAGGTGGCTCACCATGTCTGCGGGAAAAATATAAGAGCCACCGGGAACACTGAGATTGTGGCGATCCGTTCGGCCAGGCACCGCCGACATGATAGGGCCACTGTGATTCAGCGAATGCGCCTCGTTACGAACATACCAAGGCGGGGCCTGCCCAATCCCACCCATCGCCAAATGAGGAACGCCGCCGCGCTTCATCCCCCCTAGGCCGCGTTGTGGTAGCTGTTGCGGCGCAAGGCCGGCTGTAACGGGCGGTGGGGCGATGGAGGCACTCCCTACCGGCTGTATTTGATTGGCCAACGGATTACTTGTCCCCAAGCCGGTGTTTGGTGGAGGCAATGTGGACGAAGTTGCGGCCGGTGTTGCGGCAAAAGATGCTGGTGTCGGCGCGGAATTGTTCATGCCCGGATTGCTTCCTGCGCTTGTACCTTGGTTCGATCCGCTTTGTAGCGCCGTGATGACCTGGTTCACGGCATCGGCCGCGCCGCCCGCGTCGTAACCTTTGACTTTGCCGCCACGTTCGCGCTTCGCTCGCCTTTTGATGTCGTAAGATATTGCGAGTGCCTGCTGCGGCGACTGCACGTGTTTGCTCTTTCCCACTTCGCCCATGAGGGTCTTTACGTTTGCCTTAAAGGCCGAAGGCGACGAACTATGTTGCAGCGGCATTTTTGTTCCTAAGAAGTCGCCGTCAGCCCGGCCCAAGTCGTTGAGCCGTTGGTGTTGATATAAGCGCGCGTCGTTGCGGACGAAGCATCGAGCCGAAGATAAAGCGAACTCGTAGCGGCAGATAACGTAGGGCTTCCAGTCCCGCCGAAGATACCAAAATTCGGGGTCGAGAAAAACACAAACCCCGCGCCCGTGGTGCCTCCTGACGGTGGTGCCGTCGTTGAAAGTGCCCTGATGCTCCCGCTGTAGCTCACGATGCTGCCAAACACTTGCGGCAGCGCGTTGCTCAAGGTCTGCGCGATGTTGCCGAGGTTGCGTACCCCGTTTTGGAATGTTGAATTGAGATCGTCGAGTGAGGCCATGGTTTAGGTTTGTCTCATTCTCGCACCTTCGCACCGACTCTCAGCGCGGTCTCCCATTCTGAGCGAATCGTTGACCGAGTCCGGCAGCACAAACTAACAAACTCTCGTGACACAATCTACCTTCTCCCGGATGGAGCGTATCTATACCGCAACCGACCCACCCGCCAAAAACTCCCCAAATCCGCCGACGCCACCGTAATCGACATCTGGCGCCCGCGAAACCTCACACTAAGAATTTCCGTCGCCTGTGTCACCGTGAAAGAACCATACTGCACAGGCGTATCCCCCGGAAAATTCACCACATTGAACGTCAATTGCACGTTCGCGGTCTGTGCCGCGCCATAAAATCCCCACTTAAAGTCAGGGAGAATCTGATCGACAACACAAAAATCCTCACCTTCCGCAATGAAGAAATACCCCGTGGTGAAGGACGAAACGAGAGGTTGCCCCGCCGCATCGTTCGAAGTCTCATGCTGGTAGATCGTTCCAGCCGGAATAGCCCCTATCGGGTTCCCTAAAACCGTCTGGTCAATCCAAGCCGACCGAGGCAAGGACCCATAATCCCAAGGTGCTCCCGGTTCCGTGAGATTGAACTTGACATAGGAATCGCACTCCCCACTCACCGAAGCACTCGACGGAAAGAACCACCCGGCTTCATTGAAGGGCGTATTAGGCGCGGCCCTCACGTTCTGTTGAAAACTGGTATTGAGATTCTGAAACACAAAATCCCAGACCGGGCACGGCATCACGGCAACACCATTCGAGGTGGCCGAATAGAAGTTCGAAGGCCCCATCCAATAGACATTCCCGCGAAGCTGCATCGCCGCATGGGAGGAAATTGACCCAGCCCCGGCACCAATCTTGTTGAACCCAAATACGAACGGAGGCCCCTGATAGTTCATCGCCCAGCAATCTTCGTCGGTGAAGATCAGGTTTTGATTCGGAGTGGATAGCCCCCCCATGATCTTCGAACCATTGCTGATCCGGTAAGACCCAGCCTGGTCTGTCGCCAGCACAGCAAAATTTGTGTAGTCGCCGACCGTGGACCACTTGACCAACAACGGGTCCTGTTCGACTCCTACATTCTCACCGACCGTCGATCCCCAACAAACAAGAATTTGCTGCGACGTTGATACGAAGATTCCACCGTTAAACGGCGGTGCAGTCGAAACGAGCTGTGCATTGAGAAATCCAGAAGTCGGATCAAACTGATAAACCCCGCCACCCATCGGACAGGCCAGAAGAATCTCACCCCAATTATCCGATGTCCAATCGGTAGCCGTTATTTCAGCTCCGGTTTGCTGTCCGGTCGTAGAACCTGTACCAAATCCTCCCGATCCGAACCCCCCAAGACCAAAACCAGTTCCGGTCGTAGGAGGGCCGATAGCAATGTAATAGATCAACTCGGCAAAGCCGGTCGTATTCATCGCGAACGTGCCGCTGCCCGTCGCCTGTGCGGCTACGGCAATGTCAAAATTGTTTGCGTCAACAACTCCTGTGACCAGATAATTTCCACTGATCGTCACACCATTGGCCGTCGTTGGGATAGGGAAGAAGAACGTATTTCCCACGACCAAGCCATGACCGATAAAAGTCACAACAACTGTTGCACTACCGGATGTGGTCGTGAATACAGGCACCGAAGAAAATACGATATTATCGCCGCTCCCCACTCCTGGCGCGGCAGCATTGTTGCCCATCACCACAGTCGAACCCGTCGTGGAAGAAACAACCGTTCCATTCGGAATCGCCGCGGGCGTCGTCAGATCATAGATGGTCATCCCCTTGACGACCCATGCTGGCGTTGAGGCAAAATGCAGAGTGTTATTGCCCGCTGCCGTCGTGCTATTGGTCGCTGTAGGGTTAGTCTCAGTCGTCGTCGCATTGGTCGCGGCAATAATTTCGTAGGATGATGCCCCCACAATCGTGTTGATCGGATAAAGCCCAAAAAGAATTACACCGCCCTGTGAAACGGGAACGTTGAAATAAACCGAATCATTGACCGTAACGTTAGAAACGTTAGGATCAACAATCGTCACCAAAGGACTATTCGCCGTCGTCGAAAAGTTCGGCGCAAAATCGGATTTAAGGGTCTGCGG